AATTTATTTTTACCCACACGCTCTAATATAGTTTGACTAGCAGGTTTAATTTCAATTAATTCAACATGCATCTTATTATTTTTATCTACATACTGGATAAAAAAATCTGGTACATAAACTGTATGACGCTCTGTCAGCGGATCTACGTAAGGAATTTGTACAGCTTCGCTAGCCCATTTTGCAACATTTTCGTTAGTGTCGCAAAAGTTCATAAAGCTCCATTCCCAGCTACTTCTATATGTCGGTGTTTTAGTTCCAACATATTTTTCGGGATGTTTCATAGTGAACTTGCCACGAGCAAATTTAGACATATTAGACTAGGATGTTGCGGGCTTCGAATGTATCAGTAGTAATAGCAGTTCTATAACCTAGTAAACTAGTTTTTTCTCTGTAAGAATTTAGTACTTGCGTAATTACTTGACTAAGTTGTGTATCAGTTAATCCTTTTAGTTTATCTAATAAACTAAACACACTGACATTTTCAATCCTAGCTTGATTTAATAATATGATTGATGTAGAATTAGCACTACTTGTATCAAAACCTCGCTTAACAAAAAATGCCACAGTAGCATCTATTTCTGCCGCTGGAAAACTTACCTGCTTGGTAAAATAATTGTCAAACACTACTTTTACATCAGTAGCATTACTCTGTGATAAAGGTAAATTTCCAGTAACCATTAATTGACCCTAATTCCTGAAGTTGTAGCAGTTGTACTTGTGTCAGTATTATTTTGTGGAAAGGTGACCCCCGAAATTCCACCAGCTGATGACGATGTTGTTCCTGAATTTGTTAGCGGGGATGGAGATGTAGGATTTGCATCTATAGTGTTTTGAGCACTAGCAATCTGATCAACAACAGCGTTTAAAAATGATCCCTTGGCTGCTTCAACATCAAGAGCTTGCACAAAACTTGGGTCAACTACTGATGGATCTGGATTTATACCTTGTAAGGGGCTTGGGAAATTATCGTACCATGCTTCGCTAAATCCTTCAACTCCACCAGCAGTATCTAGCTCAGGATTGATTGCTCCAACATCATAGCTTACAGCTTCGTACATAATTTTCATATCAAATTCACGTGTCTTAGTATCAGCATAATCTACTCTGTTATGATTCCAACTGGTAATAATAGGATTTCTTAGGGTATATTTTACATATTCATGTCGTGCCATTTGGTAAATTGATATGTATCTAAAGAATGGATCAGTGCTGCCATTATCTAATCCATAAGCTGTTGGAATATACTTAAATCTTTTTGTAGCATTTCTATTATATGCTTCGGTGGTTTTAGCTGACAACGGATCAGCATAGTAATAACTGTAATAGTTTTGCCATAGCTGATTTATTAAACCCATGTTGTCATCGTGGAATTTAATATCTATTTCGCCCGGTGTATGAAAATACTGAACTACTTTTTTTCTATTGTATTGATTAAGTGTTTCTGTTTTAACAGTATAGTTAGGTAGTGCTACACTCTTTACCAGCAAGTTAATTTCTAAACCATGACGCTGTAGAATATTAATGTTTTGTAGTGCTCCTGGATTAATACCAAATGCTACATGAAACTGAAATCCAAATTTAGGAGCTAGCCTAAACTGATCCGAATTGAATAAAGTCGCGGCATGGCGCTGATCACGTAGAAACGTGGTCGAATCAGACTTTAAATGATTGTCGGCTGTAAATCCCATAATAGTATTTATTTAAAAGATAAAGTGCGCAGTTAATGATTAGTCATAATAAAACCCACCTAAGTGGGTTTATTATTATGAACCTAATGCGTTTTTGCCTGGAGCTGCCATTACAGGAGTTGGACTTCCAATAGCTGGAACTGGAGCAGTTTGTACAGCATTATCAAAGCGTATGCTTAGATCGATCATAGCTGGACCTTGCTCACTATATTTTAAATCTTGCCAGTTTGTAGATTCAACATAGCAACCATAACATTCCCATGTTTCGAGAACGTTAGGAGTTTGTGAACCATTACCACCATCGAGAATTTCAATACGCATTGTGAATTTGTAATCACCCGCCGCTGCCGCTGAACTTTGTTCAAAAAAGTCAAATTGTTTCTGATTCTGCTCACCAACTAGTTTAGATACTGCACCAGTTACATCATCACGCAATTTAATTGCGATTGGTTCCCAAGCCGGTTTGCCTGCATAGTGAATCTTGCTGTTATAAATTTCAATAATTTGATCAGTAAATTTAACTTGTGGACGAGCCGCTTCAGAAACTTGTTTTGTAAGTTCTGTTGTAGGAGTGCTTACACCAAAGTTTTCAAATGAAATACGGAATCTGTATTTCAACTTTGGCATTAACATGCCTTGTGTTGCTGAGCTTTGGTTTGAAGCTAAGGGTACTGTAAAGTTTGATAGTGCCGCGATTGCCATTTAATATCTCCTAATTATTTGCTACCTAAACCAGCAATAGCGCCTGTGTTTTCTAAGCGTAGTGGAATGTAAATAAATTCAACTGCTTTAACTGGTTCAATTGCAATATCAACATGCAACTCGTTAGCATTGATTCTGCTTGGTGTGTTGTTTGAAGTATCGCACACTACTAGGTAGTCGTAAATACCGCGCTCACCAACTAAGTTGAGCAATAACTGTTCAACTTGGTTTCTCATTTCGTTACGAGTGATCGTATCGTTTGGTTCAAAAATGTATGGTTTAGCAATCGCATTTAATTGATAGCGTAAGTAAATCACTAAACGTGCTACGTTAATACGATTCAATGAGCTAGCCACTAATGAACGTGTGTACTGCCCATAAACTACTAGTCCTGTTCCACCAATGTAAGTAATTGGGTTAACTTGAACGTTGGCGAGTGTATTGCGCTGTCCAGTATTCAATGCTACTGGTAAGTATGTGCCAGTTTGTCCAACAACATAACCTACTGAGCTAGCATTTGTAACACCGCCACGACGTACACCAGCTGGTGCAAACCATGGGTAAGAAACATTATCACTTAGGGCGATTGTACGCAACATTACATGGCTTGGAGGAACAACAATATTGTTACCATACAAGTCTGTAGTATCTGCCCATGGGTAGTAAACTGCTGTGTTAGCATCTGTTGTTACTAGTCCTGCTTCGCCGTCACCTGTTGCATTGTTAACATTTTTACCCCATGCGTTCAAGCTAGTCGCATCTGGTGTTAAACGTGCTGGAGCATCTGCTACGATAAATGATAACAATCCGCGTCCAGTGTTAAAGCTAACTAGTGAACTTAGCGTTTCGATGTATCCTGGGCAACTTAATAGTGTAAATGTAATGCTGTCTTCGTTGCGAATGTTTTGATTAGATTGAATCAAACCGTTCAATGCCGCAACTACAACTGCACGTTGTGATTTACGTCCAAATTGTCCCACTCCTAAGTAATCATTAGGACTTGCTGTTACCCAACGATCTGGATAGTAGTAAGTCATGTAAGGAGAACCAGACATAATTGTATTTTGAGCGGCTGTGTTAACATAGCCAGTTACATATTTCTTAACATTAAATCCTGAACGACGTGTGTTCCATAGCAACATACCTTTTGGATATAGTGCTGGATTAGGAGCATCAAAGTCAACAAAGTCGCTAGTAATCAATGTACCTGTTGTAGCACCTGCAATAGTCTGTGGAGTTGCGGCACCTGTTTTTGCACTAGCTGAGTTAGTGCTATCATCATACCAACGTGCATCAGCAAAAATAATACCATTTTGTGTTGTATGGTCTGAGTTAACAACTAATACCCATGCCTTTGTCAATCCATTCCACTTGTACAATGTTGGCCATGCTTCAGTATTGCTTGAGTTTAACCATAAGTCACCGTGTTGTAGACTTGCGCCTGCTGAGTTTGTAGTTGGTTGAGTAGCAGAAATAATAGGACCATTAATATCTGTTGTAGTTGCGGCATTAACATAGCCAACACCTTGGTTAACAACTACTTTACCTGCTGTTGAGCAATAACCTCTCCAGCGTGTGCCATCATTAATCAAAATGTCTAGATCAGTTAAAACTGTGTCATACCATAATGTACCATTTGCTGGCGTTGTTGTAGGAGCAGTAGCACTTGGAGTTACTAGTGCTGTTCCGCTTGTAACTGAAATTGTGTTTGCCCAGGCTGAAATCAAATACTTTCCATCGCTACCTGTTGAGCTTGGATCATTGTAAAAATTGCTTAAACCTAGTGTACCACCAGTAGTAAACGCTGCCTTAATAGGAGTGTTAGTACCGTCAGTTAAACGAATATCACCACCTTGTGTATGTGTGATAACAATTTGATTATTAGCATTAATACTTGCTAAAACGTTAGTTAGATTCTGTGCGGCAGCGTTAAATGCGGCAACAAATGCTTGTGCATCATTTATGGCGTTGCCAGTTGCAGTAAATGTAACAGCATTGCTACTAACTAACGGTGCTGATGTTAATGTAGAACTACCAACTTGACTTGATGACAGTGCGGCAATTGTGTTAGAACCTGATGTAAATGTGCTGGCTGTAATAATATTGGAAGTAACTACAGTATTACCAGATGAAGTACGCTGATAAATCTTGTAGTTTGCCAGTGCTGGACTAGTTTCTGTGTCATTATACTTGATATAAACTTGCCCAACTGGAATATTAGCACCACCACCTGTTGCATCCAAGGCAGCCATTGCTGATTGATTGTTAGCATATAACTGTGTAATCGGTTGTTGGATCCAGCTAGCAGTCGTACCGTTATAATATTGAATATTAAAGTTAGCACCTAGGTTAACTGTAGTTGTTTTGATCCACAAGCTACCTGTTGGATAACCACTAGTACCTGTGTAAGTACCGTTGCTGTAGTTGCCATATTGTGGAACTTGATAATGTGGAGCTATAGTTAGTGTCGGAGCTTGGTATGTACCAGCTGTGATACCTAATGTTGTTAAATTCTGTGGGTTACCGCCACCTGATGCAATAACAACTGCTACACCTGTTGAATAGATGTTTAAGAAACCGTTTTGTACACTGGCTGTAACGCCAGCGATACTTGCTCCGTTAATTGCTGTTGCTAGTGTTGCTAGTGTTGTACCTGCATTAGTAACAGTAATTGTGTTAATTAACATAGTACCACCGCTAGTTAGCGTTGGGCTAGCCGCTGTTGAAGTAACTGTTGGCCATGATTTAACCCAAGCTGTTGTACCAACTTGAACCCATGCGCTGTTACTTGCCGCAACAGTTGTACCGCCTGTACCATCATTGGCTGTGTTGTATGTCTTAAACCATAGGATGTTTGTGTTTGTAGCGGCTGAACATGCTACAACTGCGTAGTCGCCTGGACTACCGTAACTGGCTAAAGGAGCATCATAAACATCAAGTCCGTCGTTACCTGTTGATGAACTCAAATACTGTGTAGTTGTAAGAACTGTTAAGTTATTAATTGACTGTTGTTCTTGGAATGTTTGTCCATTAGTTGTAGTAGCGGCACTACCATTCCACTGGAATACACCATAATTTGTTGCTGTAGTATTCCACCAGTATGTTCCAGCTGTTGGACTACCGATTGGAATTGTTGCTGAACCTGTTAGCTGTCCTAGATCAACATCTGCACGTACTACGTATGCTTGGCTTGAAACTCCTAAGAAACTGTAGGCAGCTTCTAATCCGTACTCATTAATTTCACCAGCATTAACTGGATTGTTTGAAGCATCAGTTTGGAAATATGGAACACCAAAGTTTGCACCCAAGTCTGCTTGACTTGTTAGCAAATATACATTGCCAGCATTTGCTGTAAGTGTTCCTGGAGCAATACCTGTTCCAGCTGAATTCATTTTGTTTGCTGCCGAAGCAACGATAATTAAAGGTACTGTACCCGGTGCGGCGGGTGTGTAATACGATTCGTTAACAACCGTTACGCTTACCCCTGCTGAACTTAATTGAGCCATTGTGTTATCTCCATGATGACATACTGTTAATGTATTTATGGCATTTGGACTTTTTGGCGCAGTTATACTGTCTGAAAAAGGGGCGAAAAAGGCTTAAATATTCAATGAGACCTTTATGTTTGTGTGGTTTAAGACCCGCCGCTATTAACTATCGTAAGAATGGGCGCATTTATTATCGAAGTAAATGCGAGCTATGTCTTGGAGGTAAAGGTATAGCCCGTTGGTATCGCTCAGGCTACCGAATGAAGAATTTATGCGACAAGTGCGGGTTTAAAAGTCCGCATCGAGAAGTGTTTGCTGTCTTCCATGTTGATGGCAACTTAGATCATTGTCATCCTAGCAATCTTAAAACTGTGTGCGCAAATTGTCAACGGGTTCTTCACAAAGAAGGTGTGAAATGGCGTCAAGGGGATCTTGTGCCGGATTTATAAGTGCTTGAACTTGCTTATACAGATCATCAATAGTACTGTTATTTTCTAGTACAAAATCAAATTTAGTGCCAACCCAAGCAGTCTCCGATGCATGGATTTTTCTAAGTTCCATACGTTTAGTAGCAAGAGCCCAATTCATGCACTTGTCTCCAGCATTAACATCAGCGGCATCTTTATACCATTCGGGCTCTGGACCACGTTTTACGCGAATAACAATGCCGCCTGCTTCTTTGATTGATTTAATTTCATTAGGGAAACGACAGTCACTAATAACGATGTCGTCCTTGCTAGTACGCAGTTTGTTTTCTAGTGATGCAATCCACATATCGTCGTGGAATCCATTGCGGCAAACTTCAGTACCCCAGTATTGTAAAATGTATCGTGGAGTAAGATCGGGCATGTTCAAACGTTCTGCCCACCATGGATCTACTTGTTCGCGCCATTCGCGGGCTTGTTTTGTGCGTCCTTCTAACATAGTTCTGTCCCAGCCAAATACTGCTGACACAGCATCTTTTAAACTGTTGGCAAAACTTTCTCGTCTAAACCCATGGAAATTTGTTAGATAATCAGCAATAGTATCTTTGCCAGAACCAATAAAACCGCACACACCAATAATCATAGAGCCCCCTAAGTTAGCTCTAGTATATAACAGTTTTGTTACAGGGTCAAGATATTTTTAGCCAAGAACAAAATAATAACCAGTTCCGCCGGAGACTAGTGTTTCCAATTCTTTGTCTAATTTTTCCAATTCAGCTGTTGCGGCTGACAGGAGTGCAGTACCATTAAGTGTTACTGCTTGGCTTGGTCCGCTGATTGAACCAAATTTGCTACGAGCTTCGCCCAGTATACTTTTTACTGTTGCTAATGAATAATCTCGTAACCATTGTTTAGCATATGGATCTTGTAATAAAACCCAGTCTGGACGATAGTTGTAGCTCTGCACAAGAATTTGTTCGCCTTGTGCAAATGGGCGTTGTAAAATATTTAAAATATGTGTAGTAGGCTTCCAAAGAAATTCTATGTAACTACCAAACATGCGTCCTACTAGCTTCTGATAACCAGCAAACGCATCATATGTTGCTAGTCCGCCCATCATTGATCCTGACATCAAATATGTATTCGTATATGCCAAGTTAAAGGGTTCAAACAAAGTACCACCAGCACCGATACCAGTACGAGACCCAATCGCACGACGGAATACTTGGCGAACTGCAATAACTTCGTCGGGTAGTCTGTATTCATTTTGATCCTGTATTAATTCTAAAAACAAATAGCTTTCTTCCACAGCGTTAGGACTACGCTGGCGATAGCGATTTAACGCACGATCTAGGGCAGTTTCGTAGTGTACATCATCTAGCTCAATATCAATCATGCCGTCGCCCAGCATTTTTCTACAATACTCAAATACTTTATTGCGCTCTTCTGTAGATGTGCTTTGCGTTGTTGACGGTAAAGAATCTGCCATATTTTTGTCCTCGTAGTATATTTAGCTAGCGATAAATATGTTTACTATGCCAAGATTAAGTCTATATAAACCAGAAAAAGGCAATGACTACAAGTTCATTGATCGCCAAGCCTCAGAAATGTTCACAGTGGGCGGCACCGACGTTTACTGGCACAAATATCTAGGAGCAAATACTGATGCCGCAGATGCTACTGCGGATAAGCCAAACTATCCTAGTAATAATTTAACAAATATACAAGATTTGCTATTCTTAGAAAATCGTGATCGAACTTATGATAAAGAAATTTATCGTGGGCGCGGCATTTATAATGTGCAAAATATAGATTTTAATATGAGTCAATTTGGGCTGTTTATCGAAAATGATACGCTTTATATGACTGTACATATTAATGATATTGTAAGACTAATTGGGCGTAAACCTATCACAGGTGATGTTATAGAATTTCCTCACTTACGTGATGACTTTGCAATTAATTCTTATCACATGTCATTGCCTAGATACTATCAAGTGACTGATGTAGGGCGTGCCAGTGAAGGATTTTCAGTAACTTGGTTTCCACATCTGTATAGAATTAAACTCAAACGTATTATGAATCAACAGCAGTTTGCTGGTATTTTCAATCAACCTGCAACTGACATTAATGGAGATCCCGAGGTAGGTGCTAATACTACACTAGCAGATTTATTAAGCACATACAACAATGTATTAGGTGTTAACAATCAAGTTATTGCCCAAGCAGAAGCAGATGCGCCGATGAGCGGATATGAAACTCGTCAATTTTATACGTTAGCTGTTGACAGCAATGGCAAACCAGTGGTGCAAACTACAGACGAATCAGATTTAGACGCTAGTCAAATTGCTATATTAGCTAACGAAGATGCCGGAGTACCTAGTCGTACTGGATATACTGGTTACTTGATCGGTGATGGTTTTCCTGTCAATGGGTATGCCTTTGGTCACGGTATACAATTTCCCGAATATCCCGGAGACAATGATTTCTTTTTGCGTACAGATTTTTTACCTAACAGACTATTTCGATTTGATACTGCGGGACAGTATTGGGTCAAAGTTGAAGATGCAGTACGTATGACTATGACACAAACTGACACAAGATCTACTTTAAAAACTGGATTTATTAACAACAACAATTACACATATAATAGTCAAGTGGCAACCGATGTTGTTGTATTAGCATCTGGTGCTACAACAATATATACAAGAATATTATTTGCAACCGGACATACAGTTCCATATGCGGTAGTAAGCCAAGGTATTACCATGTTAGGTTATGCACTAAGCGATTATCCAACAACGTTGTACAGTACCTATACCTATACAAATCCAGCAGGCGTACAAAGTCAGTGCTTGCAAATTACATTGCCTGTGATTAATGGAACACAGCAAACCATACCTAATGCAGGACAATGGACTGTAACACTATATAATACACGAGAAGCAGAACGATCAAGTTTATCTACTGCACTTAAACCTAAGGCGGATTTCTAATGCAATGGTTTTATGACGGACAAATAAGAAGATATCTTACACAAACAATTCGTATTTTTAGTAATTTTGTGGTAAAGTACGGTGACGGATCCTTGCATCAGATTCCTGTATTATACGGTGATGCTGATCGTCAAGTTTCTAGTATTTTAAATCGTAATTCAGAAAACAGTATTAGTAATGTTCCTCGTATTTCTGTTTATATTACTGGACTTGAATTAGATCGTAATAGATTAGCTGATCAAACTTACGTAGGTAAACTTAATTTTAGAGAACGTGATATTAATGGATCCGGTGCATACACTTCGGCACAGGGTCGTAATTATACAGTAGAACGCTTGATGCCTACTCCGTATACACTAAAAATGAAATGTGATATTTGGGCATCAAGCACAGATCAAAAATTGCAAATTCTTGAGCAGATACTAGTGTTGTTTAATCCTAGTCTAGAATTACAAACTACTGACAACTATATTGACTGGACCAGTTTAAGTGTATTAAACTTAACTGATGTCAGTTGGTCAAGCCGACAAGTTCCGCAGGGCACTGACACAGCTATTGATGTTGCTAGTCTTACATTAGATTCGCCAATATGGATCAGTCCTCCAGTTAAGGTTAAACATCTTGGTGTTATTACTAAAGTTATTACCAGCGTTTATGGATCAGAGGGAACATATCCAGCTGGCTACATTGATGGTTTAGGCATTGATCCTGCACTACAAAGTGACGCTGGCAGTCCTAATTTTAGTGATCTATTGCTTACAGAAGCTACTACAATTACTGGATATACAATACAAGTCTATAACGGACAAGCTAGACTATATCTAGCATCAGATGGTGTTGTGCCGATAGAGCCAACTCTGAGTATTCCAACTAGTACAGGGACTCCGCTAGATTGGAGTCAACTATTTGCACAATATCCGGGGCAATATATAGCAGGGTCTAGTCAAGTTTATCTGCAACAACCTAGCGGTAATTATGTAATAGGTACTATTGCTGTTAATAGTTTAGATCCTACACTATTACAAATTAATTATAATCCAGACACATACCCTAGCAACACAGGTATTGACAGCAACGGATTTTTAAGTACAGATACTCAACATTATAGTGCCTCAATTAGCTATCGTCCTAATAGCCCAGGCACATTTGATGCTATCATTAATCCACAGACCTACACACCTACCAATCCTACAGCAGGCACACGCTACCTTATAATAGAAGATGTAGGTAGTAGTACCAACGCTAACCCTTCAACTGTATGGGGAAGTTTAGTGGCTCACGCTAACGACATTATAGAATATAGCGGTACTGCATGGCATGTTATCTTTAATAGTAATCAAGAACACGATACTATGATATGGCAGACGAATATATACACTGGAGTTCAATACAAATGGAACGGAGTTTCATGGGTAAAGAGCTTTGAAGGTGAATATACGTCTGACTTATGGAAAATAATACTGTAAAAGAACCTATAGTTTGTAGCGGAGCATTATTCTACGCTAAATCTACACGACGTTTCCTACTATTACAGAAAGCACACGGCAAACACGAAGGTACCTGGGGGCTTGTAGGTGGGACCAATATCCAAGGCGAGACTCCTTGGCAGGGTTTACAACGTGAAATTACTGAAGAAATTGGTAGTCACCCAAAAATAATTAAGACAATTCCCCTTGAGACGTTTGTATCAAACGATCGTGTGTTTAATTTTCATACTTATCTGTGCGTAATAGAATCTGAATTTGTACCCGTGTTAAGTGACGAACACAATGGCTGGGCGTGGGCAGTCATTGACAGAGCTCCAAAACCTCTGCACCAGGGACTTAGAAATAGTTTTTCAAGTAAAACTATTCGTACAAAATTACAGACTGTATTTGACCTAGTTGATTTAATTTAAAGGAGAAAAAAATGCCAGTGTTAAGACCAGTTCATGATAGGTTACTTGTTAAAAGAATAGAACCAGAAAAAACTACAGCAGGCGGAATAGTAATTCCAGTTGCATCGCAGGATGAAAAAACATCAAAGGGTGTGATTGTTGCGGCAGGGCCTGGAAAATATTCTGAAAAAACAGGAATATTAATCCCAATGTCTGTTAAAGTAGGTGACGAAATAATGTTTCATCCTGCTGCCGGATCAAAAATTACCGTAGGCGGTGAAGCATATTGGTGTATGCCTGAGAGTGATGCATGGTGTGTAATTGATCCAGATGAGCCCGTTGGCCCTGTTGAATTTAAATTTGATTAATTTTTAAATGACTAATAAAGATCTATTAGATGCTAATAACTATTTTGTAGTGAAAGATTTTATCCATCCTGATGCATTAACTGTTATTTCAAAAGAATTTAAAAAACATTGTATTAATACTTTTGCAAAACCTGATGATCAAGTTCCGGGATCACCGGCAGTGTATGGACATCCGCTAGTAGATAAAATCCTAATTTCAAAAATATTTTATATGAATGATCTAATAGGTGAAAGATTATATCCAACCTATTGTTACGGACGGTGGTATAAAAAAGGTGCAGAATTGCCTGCACATTTAGATGCAGAAGCATGTGAAATAAGTGTTACACTTAATATTAGTGGAGATGCCTGGCCAATTTTTATTAAGAAGCCAGATGGTACACCTGCTAGTATTACTCTATCACCCGGCGAAGCTATGATTTACAAGGGAATGACTGCCGAGCACTGGAGAGAAAAATTTGAAGGGACTGAGTGCATACAAGTATTTTTACACTATGTTAAAATCTTTGGTGCTAATTATTTTCAAGCATTTGATTTGAGACGTAACCCGGCAGGTCCTATATGATACAATATCATTTTCCTACAGCAATTCTAACAGAATTTCATCCTATTACAGCCAAAGCTATGCTACCTGTAGCAAGGAAGTATCTAGATGATTCAAAGATAGCTAGCACCAAATGGGGATATACTACAACCTATGGATTTGAAAATCCAGGAGGTATCGCTTATATGCCGGATGTAGAACCTTTTAGAATTCTTATAGAAAAAACAGGAAGAAAATATCTTCATGATTTAGGATATGATAGTAAAGGTATAGAATTTTTTTCATTTGTATTTGTAAGCGAGATGTTTGAAGGTGCCTCTCATGATGAACATACTCATCCCGAATCTATATTATCGGGTTTATTATACTTACAAGTACCGCCGGGATCTTCTTCATTAATATTAACTGATCCTAGACCATTTAGAGATTTTGTACACATACCAAAATTAGATAACAAACCAACTAGTACTAATGTTTCGGAATTGACAATAGAACCTAAAAATGGTTTGCTATTAATGTGGGAATCATGGTTGCCGCACCTTGTACCTAAAACTAAAAATAAAGATAATGGCCGCATTACTATGGTTTTTAATATTTGTAGGAAATCAGCATGAGTAATTTTTTTAAATTTGATAAAGATAACCATCCCTTAGCTGGAACTATAGTATGTAAAAATGATTTCTTTAATAATCCTCAAAAAATTATTGAACTTTCTAAAAAACAAACATACAATGGGTCCGAAAGATGGCCGGGAAAAAGAACTGATAATTTATTAGAATCTGTAGATCCTGAAAGCAGAGATTTTGCTGTATTTTTTGCTAAAAAATTAGGCACTGAAGTATTTCCAGGCATTAGTAGATTTAACACTCATATTAGCTTTCACATAAATGATGTATACGACGACGAAGCTTCAAATGAAGGGTGGATACATAATGATGATGTTACTCTCGCTGGATTAGTTTATCTTACCCCCAACGAAGCCAATTTTAATAACGGAACCTCAATTTTTTTAAAAAAAGGTGAGCAAGATTTTAGAAATACTGATTATCGATCTAGAAAAGATTTTAATCTTACTAAGATCGCTACTGAGCAATATAAAAAAGATTTAGCTATGAATCATAGAAATTTTGAAGAGACTGTGCGATTTGGAAATTTGTTTAATAGATTAATTGCATATGATTCAAATTTGTGGCATAGGCCCAATAACTATAAAACTAATACAACTTTTCCTAGAACGACTTTATTATTCTTTATTGATTTTTATGAATATGAATTTCCTAGCCTGTCAGTTGCTAGCAAGTGGGTAGATTAATATGTCTGAAATTGTAAACATTCCATTATTTCCAGTGCCGTTATTTAAACTGAAAGTAACTAATCACGAAAAGATTAAAAAATATTTAATGGATACCATTCATCCACATTTCTTAAAGAATGAAATAAACGACAAATATGCCAATGTATATACTGATTATATTCCAGGAGCAGTAAAAGCTCCTTGGAAAATGCTGAATAAATTTTATGAAGAAGATATAGAAGAATTTTTAAAAGCCACAGGAATAGATTTTAGCAAAGGATGGAGTTATAAATTTACCTGCTGGTATGGTATGATGACTGAAACTAAAAATTCTTTAGTACACGATCACACAGGAGGTCCAAGCACTATACAATGGTCAGGAGTCCATTATGTAGTACTAGATACAGATAAAGACAGCGGCGGAACTATATTTAATAATCCAAATGCTCGCATGATGAAGGGTGTTATTCCTACAAAAAATACTAGCAAAATTCCAGACCTTTATCGACCAAATGATCAGCAATGCATAGTTGAAGAAGGAGATTTAGTAATGTTTCCATCTTGGTTAGACCATCGCACTCCTGATCATTCAGGCTCGTTACGAGTTATAGTTGCTATGAATATTATGTTAAAATATACTGGTGAGATTGAGGGATATTAACCTATGATAGTAGTAGATCGTATACCTATTTTTAGTACAGATATTTTTAAAATTAAATTATCTAACCACAATAAAATTAAAAAATACCTAATGGATAATGTATACCCTGGGTTTTTAAAAGACGGGCCTAATGATCCCGTACAAAATGTATATACAGATTCATCGGTATTTAAACAATCATCAATAAAAGTTCCGTGGAAAATGTTATCTAAGTTTTATGAAGATGATGTTTGGGAAGTCTTAAAAACTATAGGAGTAACAAAAGATGATTGGAGTCTTGATTTAGGGTGTTGGTACGGATTTACAACGGAAAGTCTTTCAGAATTTGTACATGATCATTCAGGCGGTCCTAATAATTATCAATTTGGTGCTGTACATTATGTAACGCTTGATACCGAATCATCTGGTACTGTGTTTGTAGATCCGTGTTCTAAACAAATAAAATCAGCTTTACCAACTAATAGCCCTTCTCTTTGCCCTGACTATTTTGCTCCAACTAAAAGAGCTCCGGCAGTACAGGAAGGTGATTTTATCATGTTTCCTGCATGGCTTGATCATCATGTTCCTAAACATACTAACGGAACACTACGGGTAGTCGTAGTTATGAATATTATGATTCGAACTATTTAATAATCACTATTAAAATCTAAAAACTGTAGAAATTATAAGTATAAACATGTCAGCTGTCAATCTTCCAAATGTTGGTTTTTTAATTGAGGATTTGAATCCTTTTGTATTTCAGCGAATAAAAAAAGAGGTACTTGTACATAAACAAGACTTTGAAGCAACAGAATCATTAGAAACGTCAAAGGATCTTTTACGAGCGTTCCATAAAAGAAAATTAGGCTATACAAAAGATTATCAACTTTCTCCAGAGACAGAAGCAGTGTTTATGAAGGAAGTTTTTAAATTTGTTGATTTATTTGATCAGAAGTTTGCCTACGCTGGCAAAATGTTTAATTATACAGTTAATGTAGAAAATGTAGAAACTACGTTAGAGCTAGAAAGAATTTGGTTAAATTTTCAACGGCCTGGAGAGTTTTTACCTTTACATAATCATTCGGGATTATACAGTTTTGTACTTTGGGTTAATATACCATTTGATAATAAAAATGAAAAAGATAACGAACCAAATCCTACATTAATTAAAAATAGAACTAGTAATTTTGAATTTGTATATATTGATGCTTTAGGAAAATTAAGCAATCACGCTCTATATGTGGATAAAAAATGGGAAGGTAGAATGGCTATTTTTCCAGCAGATTTATATCATCAAGTGTATCCATATTATTCTACAGATGATACTAGAATTTCCCTAGCTGGTAATTTAAGGTTAAAAATTGTATCATGAACTTTGAAAAATATGAGTTTATGGGATTTATTGGGGTATTTGAAAATTACTTTAAGAATTCTTATTTTCAAGAAGTAATTAATTACTACGACTCAATATCAAAAATGCCGTTGCATTCTCAGGATAACACTCCTAAACATTGGAAAGATGACGAGCAATTATATTTGTTAGATCCTAGAGTTATTGTTACATTAAATCCAGAATATGTAAATCATTTTTTAGAAATACTTTGGGGTAAAATATTTCCCCTGTATGCAGAAAAGTTTAGTATACTACAGGAAAAATCTTATAAAGTAGAACAGATCAAAATGAAAAGAATAGAGCCGGGTGGAGGATTTCATCAATGGCACTATGAAGCATTAGGACATGATTCTAGAAGACGGCTAGTAGTTCAGTTATATATGAACGATATTTCTGATGCAGGCGAAACTGAATTTCTATACCAGAACACTAGAATTATACCAAAAAAGAACAAATTATTAATATGGCCAGCTGACTGGACTCATACACATCGGGGTAACCCACCTATCGGGAATACTAACAAATATATTTTAACCACATGGCTGGTAGAAGCAGATGAAGATAAAATTTAACATAGATGATGAACTAGCTTTAAAGCATTGGCCGCCCGTGCCTGCCAAGGATTATCTGCCAGATTGGTATTCTAACATGCCAAAGGCTCAAGAAACTTATAGTTACGACGAGGCTGCTATAAAAAGTATTAGAGCATGTGTACCTGTAGAAGATTTTTTAACTGCTGGATATATTCTCAAAGCAACTTTTGAACATAGGGTTTCGGAAGCCGTAGTTGATTTTAAACCCCAGATGAGTATACAAACTGCTAGAAAAACTGAAGATGATCCTCGATTCGAAGAAAGAAAAAAGAAAGCAGGACCCGCAGAATCATATGGATTACATCCAGACGGGCCATTGGGAATCTACAGCGAAGCTATGTGCCCCATGCGTTCTCAAGGTAAAAAAACTCAGGGAAATTATTTTAGATTTGAATCTCCTTGGTCGGTACGCACTCCTCCAGGATATAGTTGCTTAGTTATGCAACCTTATTACTTATTTGATCAAAATGTCAATATTATGCCTGCTATAATTGATACAGATAAATTTGACAAACGAATTCCTGTTGTAGGGTTTCTTACAGGTAAATCAAAAGAAGTAAGATTTTTCGCAGGAGATCCTTTACTGCAAATTATTCCTTTTAAACGAGACGAATGGGAATCTGAATTTACCACTGGGCCAATACTTAATAAATCTAAATTCTTTTTATTCAATGCTTACAAACGTATTTTTCATTCACCTAAGAGATTTAAATGACCAATTTAATAACATTTGCAACTAGTGATCGTGAAACATTAGAAATGTTTCCTGTATTACCTGCATCAAAACTAATTCCTGAATGGTTTAAAGACATGCCTGTAGAGGTAGATGCATATATGGACGTAGTAGTACCCCATACTCCGACTATAAAAAGATGTATGCCAGTATTAGATTACTTGACTACTGGTTATATTATTCGTGCTTCACATGAAATACAAATTAAAAAAGAAGTAGACGAACATTTTTTTAATTCTTTTAGATTTCGTAGTCGAGAAAATCACAAAGTTGTAGCAAAACATCCTCACCAGCAAGCCCAATTTTCAGAAGATGGCGAAAAAAGTCACTATCTTAAAATTCATCAACCTTGGTATATTAAGACACCACCGGGATATAGTGTCATGATATTTGATCCATTTTATCATTTTAGAAAAGAATTTAAAATTTTTCCAGGAGTTGTTGACACTGACAAGCACGACGAAGTAATAGGGCTCGTGGCATTAGTTAAAGAAAAAGAGTTTATTATTAAACCGGGTGATCCGCTAGTAGTAGTATTTCCTTTTAAACGAAATGATTGGACTATGAACACAGAATTTCGAGATAATGAGTATGAAAAGTCTAGTTTTAAATATAGACTTAGTACATACTGGGCCGGATTATATGCCAATTTAATGCATTCTAAAAAAACTTATAGATAATATGTTTACATTTTTTAACAAAAAATCTAAAATTGTATTAGATTGTTTTACATTTGTACCGGAGATAGCAACTCTATTTCCAATAATACATGCAGAAGACCGTATTCCTCCGTTTTGGAAAAATTTGCCAACTGTTGTAAAACATTCCGGCATCAGTAGAGGCACTATGAGAACTTGCCCAGGGGTTAGTTCATTATTTAGAACTGGATTCATTTTACAAAACTGGTCAGATTGTTGGATTAGCACCGAGAATGATAAGTTAACATGGTTTCCCGAAAATGCAGGCGAACAGCATAACCCTAAACAATGGGGAGAATATCTTAAAAATTATCATCACTTAAAACTAGTTAGCCCGTGGAGGATACAAGAAAAAAGTGGTGTTAATTTTCTTTATACAAACTGTTTTTGGCACGACGACAATTTCAAACCTTTTGTAGTTAACGGGATGGTTGAATACAAATATCAATCAACTACTAGCGTAAACATGCTAATTCCAAAAACAATGTTTCCAAAAGATTTAACTATTCCGGCCGGTCAAGAATTAGCTCATATAGTCCCAATGTCTGAAAAGGACATTGAGATTAAAATGCATACTATATCTAGAACAGAATATGAAAATCTAGGATCGTACACATTCTCGTTTAATGGACAATACTTTAAACGCAAAAAGTTATTAAAAGAGCAGGGTCTATGAAAATACATTCATTGTTCCCAATTCCACTTTACGAACATCAAGGAACACAACAAGAAATATTTCTAATCCAGGACGAGATTAAAAAAAAATTATTAGAAATAGAACAAAAAGATACGTTTGAAAATCCCCCAGGGTGGGGCGATGGTGTCCAAACTAATATCAAAGCCAGACACAACTCTATAGATGACTTTGAATTAGTGCATCTAAAAAGATATATCGAGTTACATGTTAAAAAATATATAGATGCTACACAATCATGGCATCCAGTTCCGATAGCCCTAAGGCACAGTTGGATTAATAAAACGGGAAAAGATCAAGGACAAGATTGGCATCAGCATCAAGATTCATTTATTTCAGGTACATATTATTACCAAACCTCAGGAACTGACGGGGTATTTAGTATAATGAATCCTGTACCATACATGCAACAAGAGCTATTTCCGTTCGGTAATTTATCATATAAGAGCCACGATATTGTGCCAGCAGTTGGTAAGTTACTATTATTTCCCGGTTGGTTGATGCATTCTGTGGAAAAAAATAAAACTGAAAATATTCGTATCTCAATATCTTTTAATTTCCATAGAAATCATTGGAGCGGCATCGCTCAAGATTCTACCTATATCTAAAACTCGACCACTAAATATTGAACCAAAGAGGATCACACATGAAAAAACCCATTAAACGAATTATTATAGCAGGGGGCGGAAGCTCAGGTTGGATGTCTGCTGCCATGTTGTCTAAACAATTTCCTGACATGGAGATAGCATTAATTGAAAGTCCGGACATTCCTATCATCGGCGTAGGCGAATCTACTTTGGGGACAATTAATCAATATCTAGGATTGCTTGGGATCAAAGATGAGGATTGGATGGAATACTGTAATGCTACCTATAAATTAGCAATTAAATTTACAGATTTTTACGAAAAAGGTAAAGCATTTTACTATCCGTTTGGTCTAAAGGATCTTCAAAATACACAACAGGGTGCTACAGATTGGTATGTAAAAAAGACACTATATCCCGAAACCGACAATAATGACTTTTATGAAAGTCTTTATAGTTCAATGCCTATGATTTATCAGAGTAAAATATTTGATAATAAAGAAGGGCAATTACCGGGATTCAGCTGGAGAAATGATAGTGCTTATCATATGGATGCTACATTATTTGGCGAATTCTTAAAAGAAAAAATTTGTATTCCAAATGGAGTTGTGCATATTAGTGCAACTATCGAAGGAGTATTGCAAGAAGAAGACGGTTACGTTGCAGGTCTTAAACTCAGTAACGGTGATATAGTCGATGCTGATTTATATATTGACTGCACTGGATTTAAAAGTATATTGTTAGAACAAACTATGGGAGTAGAATTTGAATCATATTCTCCGCATCTCCCTAACAACTATGCTTGGGTAACACATATTCCTTATATACACAAAGAAAGAGAAATGGAAAATGTTACAAACTGTACTGCTATAGAAAACGGCTGGGTTTGGAATATTCCGCTTTATGATAGAATTGGTAGCGGATATGTATTTTGCGACAAATTTATTTCTAAAGAAGAAGCTCTAGAAGAATACAAAAGATATTTAAACAGTGATAAAATGGTTGTACATAATCCTGCTAGAAGTCAATTCTTAGAATTTAGGTTGATTGAAATTAAAAATGGTGTACATGATAAAGCATGGGAGAAAAATGTTGTAGGTGTAGGTCTCAGCTATGCATTTGTTGAGCCGTTAGAAAGTACAGGATTGCTAAGTGTTCAAGAAATGCTGTTAAAATTATGTGAAACTTTGCATAATAAGCAAATAAACAAGATACATATTGATCATTTCAACTATATTACACACTATGTAATGGACAGTTTTAGAAATTTTGTAACTTATCATTATGTATTTTCTTCAAGACGTGATACCCCATATTGGCAATATATCACTAGTCAAATTGAGATGGATCCATTGATGTTTGATCGTAAACTTAATGCAATACCTACAGCGGCTACCGATTTAGCTGTTAAATTATTGCAAACTCATCACATGCCCGGTGATCCAAGTATGGGTGGTATGCCTGATATACTAGTAGGAATGAATGTTTTACCTACATCTAAAACACAATTAGATATTGTTCGTATGATCATGGATGCAAGACAAGGACAAAGTGTAGAATTTTATACTAGTCAAACACAGGATTATTGGGATCAAAAGAAAGAGTATATCGAATCTTTAGTTGAAACAGCTCCGTCTCATTATCAATATCTAAAAGATAACATTTATCACGGAAGAGATTAATGACTATGGAGTTTAAAAATGCTGATCGTAAAAAGACAGCACATAATTTGTATTGCGCTCCTATGCTTACTAAGGAGGAGTGCAATGAAATTATAAAAAACTCCAATAAATGGCTAGAAGGAACTGTTTTAAAATTTGGACAATTTATTAAAGTTAAAGAATATAGAAGTGTTCAGATTTGTAGAACTTCCGTCACAGAAGAGCTAGTAGATAAAATTTTTGTAACTGTTTTTAAAGTAAACACTGCAACATTTAGATTTCATTTAGACGGATATGACGAAAGAGATGTCCCAAATGTTTTAAAATATTCGGCAGATCGTGGGGATCATTATGTATGGCATACTGATTTAATTCCAGGTGATGCTGTTAGAAAATTATCGTTTACTATACAGTTGTCAGACCCATCCGAATATGACGGTGGTGATCTGGAATTTAGCCCTGGCACTACAGATCCAAATATAAGAAAACAAGGTATGATGACTATATTTCCGTCATATGCTACTCATCGAGTTACTCCGGTTACTCGAGGAACAAGATATGCAATAGTAGGGTGGATTTATGGTCCCGAATTCAGGTAAAAAATTTAGATTAGGTGTTATTGGAGCAGGTACTGCTGGAATAGTTAGTATCTCTCATATAATTCCTTGGCTTTCTAATAGCTGGGACGTAGTATCTATATACGATCCTAGCACTCCTATACTAGGCATAGGAGAAAGTACAAACCCTAATTTTTTATCAACTTTAGAATTTGGAACTGGCTTTAGAGAAACTGAAGACATTGAAAAATTAGAAGGCACACTTAAATTTGGAACAAAATATATAGGGTGGCGATCAGAAGATTGGATTAATCCTTTATTCGGTGCTGGACACGCATTACATTTTAATAATTTTAAATTAAAAGAGTTTGCATTTGAAAGATTTAAACAAAAATGGCCTGACAAATTTAAAGTTATTGAGGGTGCAGTTACATCTGTTACTAATGAATTTCAGTGTGTGCATGTTATAGTTAATAATACTATTGAAAAATTTGATTACATTATAGACTGTAGAGGATTTCCTGAAGATTATTCAGATTATGAAATTAGTAATTGTTCTCCTTTAAATCGATGTTTTGTCTATAGTACGCCATCGCACGTAACAGACCAGTTTCCATGTACCGAACATATTGCTACAAAACATGGTTGGACTTTTGGAATACCATTGTCGACTAGGCACACCTATGGATATTTGTTTAACGATACGATTAGCACTGAAGATCAAGTTATAAAGGACATGTCTGAAATGTTTTCAACAGATTTAAAAAAAGATAATCTAGTTGACTATAAGTTTAAATCATACTACAGTAAAAAAATCTTAAACAAACGTATATTAAAAAATGGAAATAGAGCATTATTTTTTGAACCGTTGAGTGCAAGTAGTATTTTTTGTTATGTTGAAATTGCTGAGCTTTTTTTACATCATTTAAATAAAAATGAAAAATACAATGAATTTTTTGTAAATACTGAATTTATTAAATTAGCCAAATCATTAGAAGACATGCTGTCATTTTTATATCACGGGGGCACTAATTACGATACAGAATTCTGGAGATTTGCTAAAGCAAGGGCAGTTGATCGATTAAATAACAGTAACGCATTTTCAGAAATCATTGTTGAATATAAAAAAATGTTTAAAAATGGAACACCGTTAACTGGAAAAAGTTGGTTTTTCTTACCTCACAATTTAAGAATTATCGACGAACAAATGAATTATAACTATTTTAAAGAACTATGAGAAAACCTATTGAAAAAATCGTAATAGTCGGTGGTGGTAGTGCTGGCTGGATGACAGCGGCATTGCTAACTAAGAAATTTCCAAATTTTAAATTTACATTAGTTGAAAGCCCCGATGTTCCAACTGTCGGTGTGGGCGAATCTACACTAGGTACATTAAATTTATTTTTACATTTATTAGACTTAGACGATAAAGAATGGATGGAATACTGTAACTGTACTTACAAGCTAAGTATAAAATTTACAGATTTTTATAAAGTAGGTGAAACATTTTACTATCCTTTTGGGCAAAAAGATAGAAAAACTACACTAGCCGGATTAACTGATTGGTATCACAAAAAATTATTGTACCCCGAGACTCCTTGGAATGATTTTTATGAGTGTGTATATAGCACAATGCCGTTAATCTATAACAACAAAATGTGCGACAACATAACAACTCCTAAACTAGAAGGCTATAGTTTTAAAAATGATTCAGCATATCATATGGATGCCGCCTTATTGGCGCAATTTTTAAAAGAAAAGTATGCCATTCCTAGCGGGATGGAATATATACAACAACATGTAACTGACATTATTAAAGATGCAGACGGTTATTTAGATCACTTAGTATTAAAAAATGGTGAAACAGTAACTGGTGATTTGTTTATTGATTGTACAGGTTTTAAAAGTTTGTTGTTAGAACAAACTATGGGGGTGCCTTTTGAAAGTTTTAAAAAATGGCTTCCTAATGACCATGCTTGGACATGCCATGTTCCGTATCACGATAAAGAACTCGAAATGGAAAATGTTACAAATTGCACAGCTTATAACAATGGTTGGGTATGGAACATTCCATTATATCATCGTATTGGCAGCGGGTATGTTTTTAGTAGTGATTTTATTAGTATAGAAGATGCACTAGAAGAATATAAACAATATCTTAACAGTGATAAGATGACTTATCATGATTCGCACCGAGCTGATAATTTAGAATTTAGATTAGTCAAGATTAAAAACGGAACTCATAACAAGTGTTGGGAAAAGAATGTTGTAGGAGTAGGTTTAAGTTATGCGTTTATTGAACCTCTGGAAAGTACAGGCCTATTCAGTGTAACAGAAATATTAGAACTATTGTATCAGATTCTAGACAACGAACAAATAACAAAAATGCACGAAGATTGGTTTAATCGCGAAGCTAATTTACTCATGCAGTCTTTTAAATGTTTTGTTACATACCATTATGTGTTAAGTTCTCGAAAAGATACACCTTATTGGAAACATGTTACTGAAAACATAGAAATGGATAAAAGACTAATTGATAAACAGTTGGCAGAACTACATACTATGACAGCTGAACTAGGTAATAAATTGTTTAATGAACATGAACTTGGTGCAAATATGGGAGGTCTTCCTGATATATTTGTAGGAAATCATTTACTACCAGTTAACAGAATGTCATTAGAAAAAATTAAATATGACGGACTATATACAATACCCGGGCAAAGTATGATTCCAGAAATTCTTAAAAAAGAAACACTTCAATACTGGGCTCAGAAAAAGATTAAAAATGAACTTGTGGCAGCTAAGTGTCCAAGTCATTATCAATATTTAAGACAAACATATCATAACGGTAAGGAATAAAAAAAGCACCCTAGGGTGCTTTTTTATTATGGAGTATCTGTTCCTAAACTAGGATCAGCATGATGGTAATAAGTATGGAAGGGAACATGCTCTGGTATCCATGTTGGATCTTGAGTAGATCTTAGTACCATTTCAGCTGTCACTTTACTAGTAAGTTCCATATGTTCTTTTACTGTTTTTAATTCTACTAATTCTAGTAGCTCTAAAGGATCTAAAGGGATTGGTTTAGTCCATGTAGGGTCTGCAAGTAATTCTTTAGTTATATAATCTGCTTTCTCTTTAATTGCAATTTGAGCACGTTCGACTACCCAATCGTGTATGTGCTGATGTGGGTTTTCATATTCCCATTCTAAAACTTTAATTTCATCGTCTGACAATTCAAATGTAAATGTTTCACATTCTTGATCAGGCAAATCTCGATCAATTGGAGTCCAGTTAGGATCTTTTGGTGGTAAATTACCTGCCATAATAATTGAAGCTTTATCTTTAGGCATGTGGGTAGCACCACCATCTTTTAATTGCTGGACTATTGTTGGTACTAAGTTATCTTCAACTAGTCGCACACGCCACTCAACTAGATTTCTAATCCAATCGTCGGGGTTCAATGCGGTATGATGAAGTAGTTCTGCTTCTTTTAGTGTTAATCTAATGGTAAATTGTGTCATTTTTTATCTCTCTGATGTATTTATGCTATTAGATAGCCGTTAAAGAATGTATGTGATGAGTGGAATCGATTGTTGTTGCTAGTCCAGTTAGGAATAATACTAGCATAGTCGCCGGCTGAAAGATACAAATCACACTCCCAGCTAACACCGTGCGGATAAGGACTTCCATTACCGTGCGACCAAATACCATGCGGACAACGTCCGCTCCATGGTGATACAGCACCGTTTTTACCTAATGTCATATGCATATGACCGGTAGTACTGGTCCAACTAGTATCATTATGCTGATATGATAACCATTGGAAGTTATAATGCCCTGCTACCGGAGCTGTATATCGACCGTTGCTATAATTAAATCCAGATCCGTTGCGCTGATATCCTGTCCAGCCAAATCCGGTATTAAGTTCTTGCCAGCCTGTTCCGCTACCTAGTTGATTATTATACAACCAACCGTTTGTTCCATGGCTTTGAAACATAGGACTACCGTTAGTCGGAAATCCTGCTTGTGAACCCATTAAAAATCTTCCGCCTGAATCAAAACGAGCACGTTCACTTCCACCTGTAGCAATACGTACAGTATTATCATTATTAAAATAAATTCCCGTATTAGTGTTTCCAGATAATGCTACAGCAGGAGTTGCCGCACTAGCTTGAGTAGTTAGCAATGTTCCTGTCATGCTACTACCGCTTTTGTTTAGCGGTGTATATCCTAAATTAGTTGTTGCGGCACCACTAGCTAATGCGCCTGCCGCAATACCAGCACTACTACTAATATCTGAGTTAGTAATTGTTCTGTATGTAACAGTATTTGCGCCACCATTACTAAGGTCTAGTGTACTGGCAAGTTGGGAGGTGCCTACGGCATTGGTAGCTAATGTAGTGGCATTGACTGCACCTGGCGCAAGATTGCCGTTAGTAATAGAACCGGATCCAAAATCTGTACTATTTAACGTATTTGCTACAAACGAATCAGTAGCAATTTTTTTAAAACTTGAGTAGGTTGCCATTTATTCTATTATCCTATTAAATATCCGCACCATAATGAATGGTCACCGTGAATTCTTCCTGTGTTTCCGTTACCAAAATATGGTTGCGGAATAGTATAGTCACCCGAGTTTAGATAAATTTCTAAGCTGGCAAACAACCCTGGAACATAGTTTGCACTAACTGTATGTCCGTACAATGTATGGGGAATACGCCCAGTAGTTCTGTCTGTAGCTTGTGTTCCATTATATCCAATATTCCAGTGACAATAACCTTGACTGTTATTAGTGTCGTTATGCATAAATCCTTGAGAAAACAGACTGTACCAACCTGCTACAGGAGCAGTAAATCTACCGTTACCCCCAACATTGCTTCCGCCTTTCTGTACAACTTGCCAGGTCCAGGGTGTAAGCTCTCGCCATGCACCGGGTCCTCCCCAAGATGGAGAATATGTCCAACCTCCTTGTCCGCAAGCGTGAAACGCTGGTATATTTGGTTGTATGTGACTTATTGTAGAAGAACTATTTACAAAGTTACTAGCCAATGCTCCAGCAGTTGTAATACTAACTTGGCTTGATCCGGGAAAATAAACTCCTGTATTACTATTATTGCTAGCGGCTAATGAGGGAGAACTTGCTGAGCCTGCTGGCAAAATTAAATTACCTGTTAATGAGTCGCCTGCTTTGTTTACAGTTGTATATCCAACATTTGTTGTAATTGCTCCGCTGGCCAATTGTGATCCGCTGATCGATGTCGCGGCAAAATCCGCGTTAACAAACGGGCGATAGGTCATTGTTTTACCACTAAAATCTAAAGTTGTTGCTAGTTGATTTGTACCAATACTTGCTGTAGCTATATCCGAGGTTCTAACACTCGCTGAGGCAAATGCTGTACTGGGTACACCGCCCGGAGCAATATCCGCACTAGTAATTGCCGCGCTAAGAATAGCTTGATTGTCAATTTTCTTAAAACTTGAATATGTTGCCATGATTATCCTATTAAGTGTCCGCTAAACAAATGATGCCCTGAGTGCATCCTACTAGAGTTTCCATGATAAACACAACCTAAACTACAATAATCTCCAGCTGCCATATCAATAACAGCAGTATGAGGATATCCGTCGTCATAACTGTTTGTATTCATGTGCATGGATATGATGTAAGGACTTCGTCCGCCTGATGTCCAGCCTCTACTGTTGTTTTTTCTAAAGAAGAAATGCATGTAGTTAGGTGGAGTATTAGCATCGTTTAACAAATACCACCAAGTATGGAATGTGTAATAACCTGCTACAGGAGCAGTAAATCTACCCGGTGCTCCTGCAAAGTTATTGCCGCCATATTGATGACTAGCAGTCCAGTTCCATATTGATCCAACTTCCCACTCTCCTGTGCCGCCAAATTGTGGAGCATAGTACCATCCGTTTTGTCCCACAGCAGAAAACATAGGATGATTAGGACGAGTAATATAACCATTACTATCAATATTAACCGCTGTTGCACCGCCTGCCACGATGGCGACGTTGTTAGTAGTAATATTAATTCCAGAATTGCTACTACTAGAATATTGGATGCTTGGACTACTTGCAGATCCTGCCGGTACTTGTAATTGACCTGATAGTGTGTCGCCTGCACGGTTTACAGGCGTAAATCCAATATTTGAAACGGCGGCCCCTGAAGCTAATGTAGTTCCTGTAATACCTGCACTACCGGATACGTCTGCATTTATAATTGGTCTATAAGTAACTGTTTTGCCGCTTAAATCAATAGTTGTTGCTAAATTTGCAGATGTAACAACTCCACTCATAGCTGAACTAGGTACTGCACCAGCGGCAATATTAGTTGCCGTTACAGTATTGGCAGCTATATTGCCTGTTAAAATTGTATTAGCAATAAGTCCGTCTGCTGGTATTTGTTTAAAACTTGAATAAGTTGCCATCTGTCATTACCTTAAATTGTAAAGATTCTCCAACCGCGAGTGTTGTCATAATAAATCATATCAAATGCCGCACCTTGGGTCGCTACTGTCATGTTGGATACTGATCCCATAATTGGCAAACTATTAGGATTAATTGTTAAGTTATTTGTGTTGAATGTGCTAGTAAGATCAACGATTCGAATAGTATCGCCTTGCTGTGGAGCAGACGGTAATGTTATTGTAAATGCCGCACTCGATGTATTGCACCATAAAAACTGTTGTGCTGATGCTGTATATGTTCCGGTTACGGTTACGTTAACCATCTGTGCGCCAACTGTTCCTGTTACAATATAATTAGTACCATCACTAGTTAAAAATATTACACTATTATTAGCCATAGTGTAACTAGAAGAACTAGTATTTGTAAGAAAGTTAATGGTACCACTAGGAGTTGATAATACAGCGGCACCACCAGTTGTATTCCAGAAACCTTGTGTTGACCCAGTACATGTACTTGGTGCGGCTAAGGTGACTGTTCCTGCTGAACCAGTGATAGTGGTAAATTGACCGTTTTGAGGAGTAGTTGCAACTCCGGTAGCAGTCGAGCTAGTTTGTAAAACTGTATTATATCTTGCCATGTTAATCTCTTATTATGATGTCGATGTTTCAATGCCGTAAATGTTCAAGTTTACTGCACCTGTTGATGTACCTGGTCCTCCTGCACCGCCAGTACTTCCTACAATAAAGTTTGTACCTGCGGCTGCTACAATACCTGTACGTTCAAAAACACCGCCAGCAACTATGTTTGTATTGTATTCAAAACATTCGCTAGCTACCGGTGCACCGTTAGTACTTGCGCCAATATACAATCTAATTTGTTGTGCGGCGGTTGATGTGTTAGTAAACGAAATGTTGTAAACTCCGTAATAACCTGTTGGCACTGTATAGTAGCTAGATTGCAATGTTGCAATGTTACCCGATGTAAGTGCTTGTGTAAATTTTATACCTGATCCTGCTGCCATATTAATTCTCCGTTATATGTTATCTCTGACTGAAGAACGCCAGTGCAACTGGAGCTCCATCAATACCACCTGTAAACGTCATTTTGCTTGTTACTAAAATCTGATTACCTGTTGTATTACTTATCGTATTGTTAGCAATGTAAATCTGTCCAGAAGTTATCGTATTTACGTTTAGTGAGCTTGAGCCTCCACCAATTTGGGCTGTAATATACGATTTAATTGCTTTTTGTGTCGGTACAACGTTATCACTGTTAGCTGTAAAGTACGGATCTGTTGAAAAGCTAGTAATAGTTGCTGAACCTGTACCAACTTGCAAGTTACCCAGTGTCAAACTCTGCAATCCGCTTAGAGCAAACGCACTAGCGTTCAATGTAGCAGTACCAGTTGACTGTTGAACTCCGAACAAGTTACCAACGTTAAAGTTACCGTCTTGGTCAGTACTTGTAAAGAATACACGACCACCGCCTGTAGCATATGACTGATTAGCTTGTATAGCATTGCTAGGAACTACGTTTGGATAGTTGGTTTGTGTTTGATTACCTGTACCAATGTACAAGAAATCGTGTCCTGTTAAACGTACTTGGCTATATTTCAAACGTGTAGTAATCAGTACATTATGTGCAGGAGCAAGTAATGTACTTAATGCTGGATTGATTTGGAATGTTGCTGTATAGTTACCAGCAATGCCTAAAATGTTTGAAACAGTAACTAATTTATACCATTGGTTTGAACCGCCAATTGATGCAAATTGTACGTTAGCACCCGCTGTTGGAATAGCATAAATGTTAGATACGTTGATAAATGACGAATTTTGATATAAATCAGCATATCCATCACCTGCTGTGTTTGCAGTAGCAGTAGCATTGTTCAATCCTCTATTAGTAAAACTTGGATTTGCTAATGCGCCGTCACCCATACGTACACGTAACGGTGCTGTATTAACCTTGTTAGGATCAATTTGTGTAACAACTGGGCCTGCTGTATAAATCATTCCTGTTGGACTTGTTGTAGACAATGTTACGGCTGTTGTACCACCTGCAGTTGCAGTCACTTGGAACGATGTATTAGTTACAATTGAAGAACCAATTATATAATAAGTAGTGTTGGTTGTTAAACCTCCACTTGATGCACTAAATTCAACCGGTTGATTATTTGCAAGGCTTGTGCTTAGACCAGTAGTATCATCAACTGTAATTACGTTTGTGCTAGTTGTAGTAGCACTAACGTTACCTTTAGAGAAACCGCTACCTGGTTCGACCATACGTACTTCAGTAATCGCTCCACTAGCTACTTTCATACGCCCTTGTGGCTGTGTTCCTAATCGTAAACTACCAGCGGCTGTTCCGCTTGTGCTACTTACAATGGCCCAAATTGGTTGGGCGCCGATTGCAGTAGTAGAAATATTACTTAAATTACCAAATGCAATCGCACTCCAGTTTGTACTAGACGGTAATGTACGTAGTGTCCATACTAGCCCGTCTGGACTAGTAGCCGCTACAGTACCTTGACTAATTGCAACAAATTGTCCCTGGGCATAAGCAATCTTAGTCCAAGTATAAGCTGAACTTAATACGCTTGTAGTTGTTCCTAGACACGCCGGACTTGCGATCCAGTTAGTACCATAGTTAACTGTGTATGCTACAGCTCCGTTAGATGCTAGTGCTACAAATCTGTTGTTACCATATGCAATACTAGTCCAGTTTTGTGTGCTTGGTAGTACACCGCCTGCATTCCAGCTTGATCCATTATTTGAAATAGATGTTACTGTACCACCGTAGTTAATAGCAATAAATGTTCCACTTGCATTACCACCAGCACCATATGCTACTGCTGAATAGTAACCAGCACTTAGCGCAGTTAATGTTCTAGAAATCCATCCGCTTGCGCTAATTGGATTAGAACTAGATGCGGCAGTTGCTGTTCCGCTTGCACCACCGACTGCTACGTAAGTTCCTGCACCATATGCTATTCCGTATAAGTTTAATACTGGTATGTATGCATTACCTGTTCCGTTACCAAGAACAGTCCATGCTGAACTCAATGTACTTGGTAAATTGTAAGCAAAATATGTACCAGTAGACGAAGTAGTACTCATAGCCAAGAACACTGCACCAGTATCTAAAATAGTTACAGTTGGCACGCTAGTATATCCATAACCTGCTGTTGTGACTGCTATCGCAGTTACAGCACCATTACTAAATGTTGGTGTGCCACTTGCTTGGGTAGCAACATAGGTAAAATATGCTGTACCGTTTTGAATATTAGTATATCCACTAGCAGTTGTATAATCAAATGTAGGTACTGTACTACTTGTAGTTCCAGAAGTAACACACAAATAAATTCTACCAGCTGTAGTTTGATAGTAAGTTGTAGCTGTTGCTGAACCACTAATTGGATAAGCAGTTGGAGATAACCCTTGGGGTTGACTAAATGTTACTGACGGAGTACTATAGTAGTTTTTACCCCAAGTATTCATTGTTACACTCGAAACAATACTAGTGTTTGCTGTCACAGTCGGTGGTGCTGTGTAACCGCTACCATTAATAGTCATAGTTACTGATGTTATTGCACCATTTAAAACGGTACATGTTGCTGTTGCACCGCTTCCGCTTGAACTTACAAAAACAATAGTTGGAGGTGTTGTGTAGTTATATCCGCCGTTGACAATAGTTACGCTAACAACTTGGGTAGCACTTGTACCAGTACCAATCACAGCAGTTAACACCGCTCCTGCACCGCCAAATCCACCAACTACTGCTGTAGCTGTAGCACCTTGCCCACCGCCGTAAATTACGTTATTCCATGTTTGACTGCTTGGCAAAACACCACCTACACTCCACGAAGTACCATTAGTAGAATACTGGGTTGCAGTTCCGCTTGTAACTGTGGCTACAAATCTTCCTGCACCAAACCCTACTGCACCATATGCTCCGCTTGTTACAGTTCTAGATGTTCCTAGATATCCAGGAGCACTGTAGTTAATACGAGGTTCAATGATGTAACCAGTTGTTAAGTCTAACTGACTCTGTATAGCAGTTCCAGCAACTACATGATCCCATCCTGCGGCATATAGTGCTGTACCAATTGTGCCGGTTGAGCTTGCTGAACCAGTTGAAGTAATTGTTACAGTTGTTCCAACAAATGGTGTTGTACTAATTGCAAAAGCACTAGTTGTTAAATTAGTTGCATTTACAAAATATGTAGTGCCAGTGTCAACTCCGTTAAAACTTGAACTAAATGTCAATGTTTGACCAGCAGTTAACGTGTTAGTTGCCGTAATTAAATTGTTAACTGTGCTAACCGCTGTTACTGTTACGGTTGAAGTAGTAGTTGTAGTGACTACGGCAATGTTAGCATTGCTAGCCGTAATAGTTGCACCTGTTGCTAAACTAAATGTATTTGAAGTAGTTAAACCTTGTACATAATAAGCAGATAATGCTGTTAACCCTGCAACTGTTGTGCCAAGGAATATTGGCATACCGTTATACATGTTTGCAGTACTTGATACTGTTAATGTATTTTGAGTAGCTGTGATAGTAGCTGAGTATTGTGACTGACTTGGGCTAATTGGCCAACTTGTTGCTGTTGTTGGTGTACCTGTAATAGTACCAAAACTTGTGGCAGTTAATGCGTATGTTCCTGCACCACCTGCTGTATATGCACTTGCTGAACCAGCCACTGCACCATATAGTGTATTACTTACTGTAATAATATTAGTTGTTATATTAACTGCCGTAATAAATGTGTTAGCTGGTATACCACTGATTGGACCAATAAACTGTCCAACTGCTATAGTTGCAATACTACCTACGGTAAATGTACTTAGAGTAATTGTATTTGTACCGCTTGTACCGGTAAATGTTGCAGTTGCTAATGCAGTTCCAGTTGCAGAGACTTGTCCTGCTACATAAGCTGGAGTAGAAACTGTAGCCAATGCCATGCCTGGTAACAAGTTGCTTGCGGCGCTTGCGGTTAATACTGCTTGAGTAATAGCTGTTACAGTACCAGCTGTTGGAGTTGTACCGCCAACAACTGCATAGGTAAACACAGTTGAGCTAGTAATAGCTGTTACTGTTACGCTTGTTGGTGAACCGCCATACAATGTACCTGTACCAGATGTAGCAACAAATTGTCCTCCAACTACTAATGCGGCAGTTGTACCAGAAGTTAATGTGATTGTGGCTGCCCAAGGTGTTGCGGCACTTCCAGATCCGCTAATTGCGCTGATTGTTCCTGCCAATGATCCGCCGGTACTTGTAATGCTTGTTGTTGTTAATGTTGCACTATTAACTGTACCGGTGATATAAGTACCAGTAGTAATTGTACCAGAACTAGTTAAGAATTGTCCTGCGGCAAATGATCCAGTTTGTGTACCGGCCGGTGCTAGTACTGTTCCCCAATATGAGTTAGTAGTAATTACACCGGCTGTATTATTAATACCAGTAGCATTAGTTGTAGCTGTAACTGCAAATGGTGCAATACTATCGCGAATTACTAGAGCAGTTTTTGTTGGATTAGAATATGACAACATGTTTGCATATTGTCCAACACCTGTACCTGCAACAATTTGAACACGCATTCCGTTATATGCATTAGTCAATGCTGTATCTGTAGCGGCAATAATTATAGAATAATTATTAGTTACAACTTGTCCAACGTTTGTTGCTGTAACATAACTACTACCGCCAACACCATTACCGTTGTTTAAATCAATTAATCGTGTTTCAAATAAAGCCGCGTCACGGAATTCGTCCTGGAAGGCAGAAGCATTATAACCAGATCCGCTAATAGATGGAACACTACTTGAATATCCACTACCTGCATTTTCATATTCAAAACGTAATACTTGTGTTGTACCGTCTGTTACAACGTTTGTAATGTACGCTGGATTAGCACGGTTGTTTAAGTTACCGTATAAAGGAACTTCAGTAGTATCTACACCTTCAGCAACAACACCATACACACCGTATGATGAGTTACCGTTAGTAGCACGAATACGTCCGCCTAGTTCTGCCATGTAACCTGCATAACTGTAGTAGTTAAACACTGAAACAAGTTCTGATAAAGATCCTGCGCCAGTAGTCATCCAACCAATACCGTCACCAATAATACATGTATAGTCGTTAGCAACCATAGAATGATAACCACCAGAATGTAGTGCGCCGTCTACCTTAGCACCATAAACTGCATAACCAAACATTGTACAGTTTTGTACATAGCAACTACGTGAATAAATCCATGCATTGCTGTCGTTTGGTCCAAATCCTGGATCTAAACTTGTATAGGCACCACCTGTTGGACGCTTAGTTCCAAATGCTACACTAGCAGTTCCAAGGTAACCGGTTAAACCAGTCATAGTCATATTTCTAATACCGCTAGCATTTCTTACTAAGAAGAAATTACTTTGAGCAGATCCGTTTATACTATTCAATAAAACTTGAGCGTAGCGTAGACTTCTGTAATTACCTGTATACTGTAAATCATAAATGATAGCATTTAGATAATACTGTATATCATTTTGTGTTAATGCAGTTGGTGCGTAATATTGTACACTGAATGCAGGAGTTGATACTGTTGATAATGAAACAACTGTACCTGTTGTACCTGTATTAATGTTAGTAAATCCTTCACTAGTTGTGACTGTAAATGTAGTTGTACTTGGAACACTAGCAACATAATAAGTTGTATTTGCACTTAGGTTGCCTGAAACAAATCCGGTGTAAGACACAGAACTAGAAGTACTTGCTACAGTTCCAGTAACAAATAATGCACCTCCAGGGCTTGCTGACGATACCGTTATTTGTCCACCAGTTGCTGTCAATACATAATATGTAGTTCCTGCAACAATATTACCAAAACTTGTACCAAATACTACGGAACCACCAACAACGATACCGGTTAATGAATTAAGAGTAATTTGACTGCTTGAATTAGAGGCTGTTGCTGTTGTTGATGCGGTGGTTGGTATAAATTGTACCGGATCATTTACAACTAGTGCATGTGGATTATTAGTTGTAATTATATTAGTACTTGTAGCTGTTGATGCTACTGTATATGTGTATGTTGCCGCGTAGTATGCAGTAACTTCATTTTGTAAGAATGGAATATTAGCACGTAAAATTTCAGCACCTTCAATAATACCTAGAGTATTATTATAAGTTGTTGTACCATTCATTTGAGGTTGCACATACTGACTTGTACCAACATAACTGATAATTGTATTAATATTAGTAGTAGCAGTTGTCAATGTTGCTGTATATGTTGATGCAGATAGTGTAGTTGCTACAAGTGTTTGTAGATAATTAAGCGCCGCAACAGTTACAGTTAATTCGTAACCTTGTACTTTATAATCTTGTGTACGATTATAAGCACGACCTGCTTGAACAGTAGCAAAATTACTGCCTAACAATACATCTAAGAACATTGCTAGTGTAACGTTGAATACATCACGTTGTGTATATGATTGTAAGTAACTAAATGCAGTATAATTTGTATTAATATAACCTACAACACTAGCTTGGCTCACAGCCGAAACGCTTACACCAGTTACTGGTACTGCTTGTGTACCACTAGTAGCGGCAACACTCATTGTGTAAGTGCCAGTACCACCAGTACCAGTACCAAATGCTGTAATAGTAGCGCCGCCACCAATACCAGTACCAGTTATGCTCATCCCTAGAGCAATAGTACCCGATGCTACTGCTGTAACGTTTAGAGTTGTTGTACCGTTAATTGTAGCAGTAAATGCCGCAGTTGAACCAGATTGATATGTTGGAACGCTAGCACTTACCGCAATCCATGCAGATAGTGCTGTTGAATTAGTATTAGCTAAAGTTGGCATATTGATAGTTTGAACTGCTATCGATAAACCAGTACCATTAGTAAATGATGTTATTGCTGTTCCATTATAACTATTTGATAGCTGGAACTGAGTTGAAGTTAGTCCTGTACTAATTACATAATACGGAGTAACTGTAGAACCAATGATTGTTGAGGTTAATCCGTTAGTAGTCGACTGGGGAATAATCATATCTCCTGCACTCAATCCATGGTTAGCTGTACCTACTGTAACTGCGCCGTTTGAAATAGCAGTTGAACCACCTGTAAATGTAATCACAGTACCAGCGTAAACGTTAGCAAGCGAAGTTGATAATGTTACTGTTGTTGAACTTGTTGTAGTTGCGGCAACGTAGTATGTAGTAGTTGCGGCTAAACCCGAAGTAGTTGTAATCGAGCCACCAGTTAGAATAGGAGTACCTTGATTATAACTTGCGGCAGTTTGCAGAGTTACTGTAGTGCCGTTAGTATTAGTAATTGTATTACTTAATGTACCAGTTGTAAATGTTGTACCACTAGCAATAGTTGTAATAATAGTTGTTGGAACTCCGCTTGTTAGACCATTATTTACAATATCAATTACAACAAACATTAGAGTTTGCATACGTCCTGCATCACGTGCCGAACCAACAACCCCATTAGTTGTTTGTAATACTTGAGTCACAGTTGCTTGTAATGAACTACCATAGCTTGTACCTGTTATTACATATGAATTCAACAACGTAGCAATATAGTTAAGTGTTGCCGCAAACGCAGTACCAAAACCTGCTGATATTTGTGTACCGTACAATGCTGAATAGTAAGCCATACCAGCATTTTGACTTGCCCAGTTACCACCGTAAGTCATATCATAGTGTAAAGCATCTAGGATATAACCCATGTCACGTTGTGTTTTAGCTAGACTGTAGTTAGGATTGCTTGTTAATGAACTATAATTAGTTGTAAAATAGGCAACGGCTTCTGCAATTAGATACGCACGGTTAGCTTCCAACATACCAATTGCAGTTCCTGGATCAGAAACTGTTACATACTGAACACCACCCGAACTAACTTGTGTTACGTTAAGTGTAATATCATTTGTAGAGGTTACACCGCCAATTGATGCTCCGCTAATACGTAATTTACTACTTGTAGTATAGCTTGCGCCAGCAACTGTTGGAACAACAGTGTAAGAATAGTAACCATTACCATTTGATAAACGTGTAATTGTAAATGCCGCTGTGCCGTCGCCACCACCTGTTACACTTAGAGCTGTTACACCTGTGTAAGTAGCTTGCGGTAATGCTTGTTGACTCCATGTAATTTGTGGAGGCGCCGCAGGACCACCTTGTAGATATGCTGTTAAATCGTCAATGGTTGTTTGAATTTGTGCAACAGCACCGCTGGCCGCAATCTGTTTCATCTTATAGTACATGAAGTTGATTGCACCAAGTGTTGGAGCTAGTTCGCCACTAGACGATGAACGTAAGTTTGTAGCACTTGTATTAGCACGGTTGAATGCACGAGCAATTTGAATAGCATTAAAGTTTGATCCAAACACCATGTCGTATGCTGTGTATGTTGCAATTAATGTAGCATCACGATTAATTAAGTTTGGATTAACGTATGTAACGCCTTGATAATATTTGTAAGTCCAGTACTGTGCGTCACTGGCAATATTGCTGATTAAACCAGTAACTGTGTTAAATGCAGTCTGTAGTGCGACCGATTGAGCCCCAATATATGGTAATACTTGTGCATCTGGCGCTGTTGGGTTGTTAATCCAGTTAATAACGTTCTGAATACGATCGCCTGCAAAGTTAGAGGCTGCTACGCCACCATCACCGCCTACTGTGACTTGTACAACGTTATTACCCGATGTTGCGCTAAAACCTGTTCCTCGTGCAACTGTAATGATTGCCGCTCTTAAGCGAGTTAGTGCGGCTGTATACGCGGCTGTTTGTGCCGCAGTAATTTGTAAAATATTTAACGAATAATAAGCCGCACCTGCAATTAAACTTTGTGTGTTACCACCATAAGTTAAATCATATAGTACGCTGTCTAAAATGTAAGTAATATCACGAACACCTAATCCGTATTGTGTTGCATTACTTGTAGTAAATCCAGATGTTCCTGGGTTGTTAGCCAAATATTGTAGAGTTTCTGTAATTAAGAAATTATAATTTTGTTGGATTTGTGTAAATGCAGTTGCATAACCAGTAGTAGTACCAGTTGGATTACTGCCAGAAGTTGTTGCATAGGCTATGTTAGTTATGCTACCAGTACTGTATCCTGATGGTTGTGGCATCTGAATCACAGGTGTACCATGCAATCCAGTGGCAACTAGTTCATATATGATATTAAAACTTGTTTGTAAATTAGTAATAGCCGTTGAACTACCTGTTGACGCCGCTGGCAAACTTGTTACCTGCGCTGTAGTATTTCCAGTTGTCGGAGTGATAGCAGTATTGCTCATTAAGTTTGGAATTAATGTCTTAATTCTGTTTAGAGCCACTACTGCTTTAGGAACAACAGTAGCTAGTGTTACGTCTGCCGCAAATGGTTGTACCACTGTTGAACGAAGTTCATCACCAACAAGTGCTGTGTAAGCTGGAACGTTGATTGGAAGGACTTCATTATATGTACCTGTTTTAATACTAATAGTAGTAGCTGGATTGATAACAGCTGGTAATACGTTATTAGTTGTACCAGCTGATAAGCAACTTGTCAAATATCCGACAAGTGTTTGTGCTTTTGATAATACACCTGTTTCAACTGTATAATTTGTATTAATTTGTTGTTTGGCTTTTTCTGTTTGTACAGTACCTGCCACTGTTTGACTACCGGTGGTAGAACTTAAGAAACTAACACTTCCTGAACTACTTGCAGTAACTTGCCATGTACCGTTATAACCGGTTGGAGTTACGCCAGCAACTGTTACATAACTGCCTACAGTAAATGCTGATCCAGTGTATGTAATAGTAGCAACTGTACCAGTACCGCTTGCGCCAGTTGTTGCAATAGCAGGATTCAATGTTGATTGATAGTTCGTTCCAGGTGCTGTATTGGCTAATACGTTTGGTACTAGTGTGTTTGCAAGATAATTTAAACTTGAATTAAATGGAACTACATCATATGAATTAACACCGGAGGTAAATGTTGAGCCGTTTGATGTAAAATATGCCTGCACGTTAGTAGTTGTTTGATAAGTACCGTTGTGAGTAATATCAAATATCAATCCTTGGATAACTAATCCAGCATCTCTTTCTGTTTTACTAGCAATATAATTGTAAGTACTAATGTTAGTAGATCCAGTACCTACTGTAAACAATGTTGGTACTTGTGAAAGAGCATAACTTGTAGCAATAGTAAATGTTGTTGAACTTGGAATAGTTGCAACATAATAAACAGTACCGGCAACAATATTACCACTTGAAGTGCTAAATGTAATTGGCATGCCAGAATACATATTAGATGTAGTTGTTTGAGCAACCGTACTTGTTCCGCCAACTGTAATTATTGTAGTTGCAGTTCCAGTTACGTTGAAACTATATGTATAGTTAAGATAGTTGCTAACTTCTTTCACTATAAACTGCTTGTTAGCAGTTAGTAAGAATTTAGCACTAGGATTTAGATAACCGTCTTCTACTTGTTGGCAAGCATATCGAATACTTTGCCATGGTTTATCAATAGTTGTACCTTGTCCATTACCTACTACATCTGAACCAGCTGGTGATACATAAACTAAATTATTAATTTGTCCATAATATTGCCATGCTGGGGTTGTACCATTGACACGCAATACTTGTCCGTCTGTTCCAATTGGCAAACGTGTTGGACCATTAGCACCATAGTAAAACATATCACCTTGGGTAGTAAGAACAGCTTGTTCTGTACCGGATGCCATTAAGTTCCAATATGTACCAGTTGTATCGTTATCTGGACGATTGCCACTGGCGCCTACGTGTGCTAACACACAAATGTAAGTACTTACACCCCATAAGACTGTATCGCCAAGTACATAAGTTGCGCCACTGGCCCAAGTAACTGATATGCCAGTTGAAGTTACACCGCCTGACTGGATCACGCCGCCTGATACAGTACTAACTGTAATGGTTAGATCGTTAGCTGGGCTTGCACCTCCTAGGCTTGTGCCTAGAATCTTCATAGTATTTGTTGCAGAGTAACCTGTACCTCCACTGGTTACAGTTACAGTATAAGTTGTATTTTTTGCAAGTACTGTGAATTGTGCGCCTGTACCAGTACCAACAATGTTAGTAGCCGATAAACCGGTATATGTATTATAACTAGGATTCCATTTAATACCTGAATTTAATTGCGCCCAATATGTTGTAAATGGAGGTTTAGGATTTGTAGTACCTACTGAAGATCCCGAGGCTGCTGATAACAATACTGGTGCTCCTCCAACTGTAGTGTTTACAGTAAAAGTTGTACCTCCAGATAAAATATATCCAACATAGTATTGCTGAGATGTTGATAAACCGCCTAACGCTGTTCCAAATGTAATTGGAAGACCTGTTACAAGATTTGCAGTTGATGATACAGTAATTAAATTATTTGTTCCAGTAATAGTTGTACTACTAATAGCTGTTCCTGTATAATTAGTAGTCCAACTTGTTCCGCTACCACCTGTAATATAATAGGTATTTGCTGTTAATCCGCCACCGCTTAGATACATGCCAATAGTAACTGTGCCAGTTACAGTACCGCCTATTGATAATGCGCCTGCAGAACTGATTGTAGTCAAGGGCATTGTTGCTGTTGGATTAGTTGTTGCTGTTGCTGTAACAGTTTGAACAGCATTGTCTGCAATAGCTAGATATGTATATCCGTCAACTGTTACAACATCGCCAATTCTATAACCAGTTTGTCCAGTCTGTATACCGCTAGGACTTGCACTCCATGCGCCTGCAAATGTCAAACCAGTAGTAAATGGTTGCCAATAGCTTGTTGCTGTGCTAGGTGTTTGTCCTGTATTATTTTGTAATGCAATATAAGTATAACCACCGTAACTTACTACATCTCCTTGAACATAACTTGTTCCAACTAACCAAGAATTTTGAAATTCAAATCCTGCAACAAATAAACTCCAGTTTGTTGCTCCACTAAATGTACTAGTTGAAGTATGTGCTAGTGTACAAATGTAAAGATTTGCACCATATGTAACTACATCGTTAACACGATATCGTGTACTACTACCGCTCCAAGTACCTTGATAATAAATTCCTGCATTAAATGTTGACCATTTACTTTGATCATTTTCTAAACCTAGTGTTGCTGTGTTAGCCGAAACGTGTGCAGTATTACATACGTATGTGTATCCGCTATAACTTACTAAATCGTTTAATTTATATCTTGTATTAGTAGTCCATGCACCAATCCAATTAATATTGCTTGAATAAGGAACCCAATATTCAACTACAAATGTTAAACCAGATGGGGTTCCTGCAGTCGTAGAGATTGCTGTGCCGCCTTGTGTAGCACTTAAAGTGAATCCCGTACCTAATCCATTTGTTGCAATGATATAATATGTACCATTGCCGCTAACAGTTCCGTTAATTGTACCTGATCCGCCATTTGTTCCGGAGATTACAACTGCCATACCTACGTTTAATGTAGTTGACGAACAAGTAAATGTTCCGTTAGCGCCAATTGCAGATACTGTAACTGTATTGTACTGACTATTTTCTAATCCTAGTTGACTTGCGCCAGCTACTGTACCCATTACGGTACCAGTTAATGTTTGAGCAAGAGCATAACTTACTGTAGTAGTTGTACAAGCGGTAACTGTAAATGTTCCATTGAAGCCTGTTTGAGATGTAAAACCGGCAACTGTGATTGATGCGCCGACTAGATAAGGTTGTACTACTTGTTGGTTAAATGTAATAGTTGCAGTAGAGCCATTAGCAGTTGCGGCTGTGGCAGTTAGTGTAGCAGTAGAACTTGTACTTGTGTGTGCAGTAGTACACTGATAAATTAATCCACCATATAATGCTAGATCCCCAAGATTATATGTAGTAGCATTTACCCATGTTCCACGCCATTGGCTACCGTCTGCTATTAAATTCCATAATGTTGGATTAGCAGTTAAATCTGTATTAAACGAAGATGACGCAGTATTAGATACAACACAAATATATGTTTTTCCACCAACTGTGACAATATCGTCAACTACATATGAGCCGCCTGAAGCCCATGCTCCTTGATATACAGGTTTAATTCTACCTAGTTTATATTCTGCCATTTTTTATCATCCTCTGATAGTATTTATATAAATTGCTTTTAATGATTTTTAACTGTTTCTGCGGAACGAATTTCTTGCAAAAAAGCTCAAAGCTGCCATATTTCCGTCTACGCCTATATTAACTAATCCCGCATTTAATACTTGTCCAAAATAAATTTTTGATGTCATTTTTATATTTGAACCAGTAGTTCCGTTTGGAATAGTTGATTTTATAAAATTAGGCCCGCCAACAACTACAGTACCCGCTGTTAATTGTCCTGTAAATGTGTTTGCACCACCTTGACTTAATCGACTTGTTAGATAAGTTCTAATTGCTTTTTGTGTCGGTACAACACTATCGCTATTAGCTGAGAATGTGCTATCAGTACTGAATTGTTGAATAACAACACTTGATCCACCAATACTAATACCGCCTAAACTTAAAGTTGTTAGGCCTGTTAAACCAAATTGGCTAGCACTTAAGGTTACAATACCGGTCGCTTGCTGAACTCCAAATAGACTACCGACTTTAAAGTTACCATCTTGGTCGGTTGATGTATAGAACACACGACCATAGTTGGCTTCAATAGTTTGATTATTAGGATATGCAAGCGCATTGCTAGTTGCAGGATATTGAGAATTTATTAAATCTCCAGAACCAATATATAAGAAATCGTGATTTGTTAATCTTGCCTGACTATATTTTGTACGAATACTTACTACAGTTCCATTAGCAGTTGCATTTGCATTTGTAATAGCTGGACTAACTGATACGTTAGCTTCTAAGTTAGGAGCTGTAGTTCCGTACACTGCATAAGCACTTGTAACTTTATAAATTTGACTTACTCCGGTAATTGTTAAGTTATCTCCCGGGCTAGGCAAGCGTGTTAAGTTATTGAGAATAACAGTTAGTCCTGTTTGATATTGATCAGCATATCCTGATCCAGTTACTAACACAACAGTTGAATTACTATTATATCCGTTACCTTTATTATAAAATGAAGGACTACTTAAAACACCGTTACTAATTCTAGCAGTTACTTGAACGTTTGTTGTAACATTTGGATCTGTAACTATTACTGAAGGGGATGCAAATGATGTGCTACCACTAGACATTATATATCCACCTCCTGGTTCCCATTCACTAACACTAGTAATAATCCCAGAACTAACAGATGCTCGTCCTTTAGTTCTGCAACCTGCGTTAACAATACTTCCTGCGTTTTGTGAAGAAAGCGTTGCAATAACTCCATAATTTGTAGTTGTAAAACCAAATGCTGTTGCTCCGCTGTATGATTGAGATGCAACTGTTTGTTGATTCCATTGCAAACAATCCTCGCTAGTATATGCAGTAGTACTAGTTCCACTAAGTGCTGTAAATACTCCCTGTCCATATGTAACTGCGGTTGCTACAACTGCAATATTACTACTGTACCATGTGCTACCATTTTGTGTATATATCGGTGTAATAGAAGTACTCGATACTACAACAAATGTTTGTTGTCCATACGCAATACTCGTCCATGTCGAACTTGCTGGTAATGTACTTGCATACCATGTTTGTCCATTAAAGCTATAAGCGGCTGCGGTGCTTCCGCTAGAAATAGCAACAAATAATCCGTTACCGTATGCTATTCCAGACCATGCACTAGAAGTTGGTAATCCTGTTCTAATACCAGTCACAGAACCTAATATGCTAACAGTATAAGTTCCTGTTAATGCAAATTGTACTTGCGAAGTAGTACAAGCAGTAACCGTAAATGTTGTGTTGATAGTATTAACTGTTCCACTTGTTTGTAATGGACTAAATCCAGTTAGGGTAACTGTTCCGCCAATTGTAAATGGTGCTATAGATTGTGTTGCATAAGTTAAAGTCGCTGTGCCTCCACTAACTGTAAATCCTGTAGCGGTTAAAGTACTCGATGTTTGGCATGCAGTCCATGTTGTACCATAATTTGTACTATATACACCGGTACTTGTACCAGATGCAAATGTTACAAAAGTTCCATTTCCATAAGCAATATTAGACCATGTTGTACTTGATGGTAGAGTACTAGTTCTCCATCCTTGGCCATTAGATTTACTTACTGCCGCAGTAGCTGATCCAGAAGCTACTGCAACCCAATAACCATTACCATAGGCAATGCTACTCCAGGACTGTGCAGACGGTAAAGTAATACTAGACCATGTTTGCCCATCGGATGACCCTGCGGCTGTTTGTCCTGTATTTGGCAAGGCAATCCAGTACTTTTGTCCATAGGCCATTGTAGTCCAAGATGCACCGGCAGATAATGAAACACCACTAGTATAAGTTGTTTGTCCAAATGTAGGTGTACTATATGTTAATCGAGGTTCTATGTAGTATACACTAGAATTATCTAGAACAGCCTGAATAGGAGTTCCTGGATTAATATGATCCCACCCGACCGAGGCTATGTTCATCGATCCAGTTTTTGTTACTAGTGATATTGGAGTAGCTGTAGTTGAACTACCAGATACTGTACCTTGTGCTAATGATACTGCAAAAGTTGTTCCAGTAGTTGACGGTATTGATTGGACATAATAAGTTTGCCCAATGGTTACGGCCGATCCTCCGAACAAACTAGTAGAGAATGTTGCAGTCATACTTCCTGATGGGCTCAGAGTTAATGTTTTAACAGCATTGGTACTTGCACCGCTCATAGTGCCAGTTGAGCCAGCAAGAGTAAATGATGCTGGGCAAGTTCTAGCTGTCATAATACCGCTGCCGCCTGCCATCGTAATTGCCGCTCCGCCTGGTGTTTGACTTATCGTAAATGATGTTAAGTTGTTAATCGCTTGAATATAATAAACAGTTCCAGATATGATATTAGTTTCCCAACTTGTTCCAACAAAATTTACTGGTTGATTAGATACAAATCCGGTTGTAGAAGCCACTGTAAGTAAGTTTGTACCATTAGCAGTAGCAGTCATACTAGTTGTAATTAATGAGCCGGCTACTGTAAATTGTGTTGAATTAATAATACTAGAAATATAGTATTTTGTGCTATCAACAATATTATCAAATACATTTGTAAACACAATCGGATTCAATGGTACTAAAGCAGAAGTCCCTCCAACTGATGAAACTGTTAGTGCGTTAGTACCAACTGTTGTTGTAGATACTGTTATTGAAACTAGTGTTGTAGATATTGTAAAATTATTAATATCAATAATATCACTAATATAATACACAGTACTGTCTGTAACTCCGCCTAGTGCTGTTCCAGTGAACTGGACTGGATAGTTAACAACCATGTTAGTAGTACTAGCTTGCAAATAGTTTGTATTAGCAATATAGTTCATGATCATAGTTCCAGTACCACTGTTTAACGCATAAGTTGTTCCAGCAAAGTTGGCACTGATTTGGACTGTAGTTGGGCCTAAAATTGCAGAAACATAATATGTATAACCTGTAACTACGTTACTAAAAATTGAATAGCCAATAGGTGCAGTAAATGTAACGCCCATGTTAACAGTTAAACCAACAGTGCTTGACACAGTAAAATAATTACTAGTTCCGCCAGTAGCTTGAGTTACTGTTGTTTGTGCTAAATTAGTAGAAATGACAGTTGTTGTAAAATATGTTGGAATAAACTGCACTGGCTGATTTAAATATAGTGTGCTAACATTAAGATTATTTTGTAATGTAAACAGTCCGGTCCCAGAATTTGTACTAATTATCTGTAGACTACTGAACGATTCTTTTAGTACCCATGCATATTTTGGAGTAGAGCCAGTTGTTCGACTATCAAAATAACTTATGTATCCATATTGTCCCGCGCCTGTACCGCTGTTAATAAACACACGCATACCGGTATAATTAGCATTTGTATTAGTGTCAGATAATGATAATTGCACAAATTGATTAGTTCCAGCTTGTGCGTTATTGCTAGCTGTTAAATATCCTGCACCACCAGTAATACCATTAGTGTCGGTTGTTACGTATGTTTGGAATATGCTGGCACTTCGTAATTCATCTGCAATAGTAACAACACCAGTACCTGAACCGGTTATATTAAGATTAGCATAAGCTGTATATTTTGAAGTTGATACTACTTCAAGGTAGAAATTAGGTTTGTATGCACTGTTTGATAATTCAAGTTGACTACCGTAAACATATGAATACTGTCCTGCTGTTCCGTTATAACCTCTAGGATATAGTCTAAATTGTAAATTTGTATTTAGGCCAGTAGTGTCATTAATAGTCATCCATAATCTATACCATCCAAGAGTAGGACCGCTTGTAGAAATTGCTTGACTAATAGCTCCGTATTGATTTGGTAAAAATCCCCCTCCTGAACTTCCTGGCGTAACTGTTCCAGTAGCAAAGTTATAATTGAGAGTACTAGTTACAGTACTACTTCCAGAAAATATACCATATAAATCTATACTAGTAGCAGTACCTTTTTTAATATAAATGCTCAAAGTATAATTTAGAGCACTGTTAATTGGAACAGTTCCCGAACTTGTTACTGTTAAAATTGAAGCGAGAGATCCGGTTGATGCAACTGTGATAACACAGTCATTAACGCTATTAACTCCGCCTAGTTGGCCACCAGCAACAAATAATTGATTACCACTAACATAACCGGTTCCGCCACTAGTTGGAACAACAATGTAACTTGTACTAGTAACTGTGATTGTGAATAATGCACTAGTTCCAGATCCACTAACATTAACCGCACTCACGTTTGTATATGTAGTACCGGCGGATGGTATTGCTACATTCTGATAAACATAACTACCATCTGGCCCTGCTGTTAATCCTTGTAAACTCCAAGCTTCACCGTTTCCAGTTGGTGCTATCGTATTTTTTGCAAATACAACATTACCATCCGAACTCCAATTTCCGCCAAGGAAGTTGTTACTATAGTTTAACATATTTGTAGTTGGAGTATAGTAAGCAGATCCTGCATTAGCATAATTTAATCTTAATAATTGTGCCGAACTACCGTAAGCACTTTGTACTGTTGCTTGTATTTGAGTAGATTGATTAAAAACACTACCGGTAGCAGGAGTTTCTGTAACATCATAACCTGTTGCAATAACACCGTATACACCATATGATGAGTTACCGTTGGTAGCACGAATACGCCCACCAGCTTCTGCCATATATCCAGAATATCCATAGTATGAGAACACTGATACCGCCTCAGTTAGTGCTCCAGGTCCTGTACACCATATACCAATACCATCGTTAACAATGTGAGTAAAATCATTACACACAATAGATTTATTTCCGCCGTTATGTAATGTACCGTCAATCTTAAGAGCTGTACAACCGTTACCAAATGCTGTAACGTTTTGTACATAAGGACTACGTCTATAGATCCAGGCGGTCGTATCATTAGGTCCTAAGCCTGGATCTAAACATGCATAACTTCCGCCAGTTGGGCGTTGTAAGAGATATGTATCTACAGCACCAAGCGTTCCTAATAGTCCAACTAATGTCATATTGCGCAGTCCAGTACCGTTACGCAGACGGAACATATCTTTTAATGCATCGCCAGCATACATTGACATGTTACCATTTGTATATGTTAAAAGTTGAATAATTGTAGATCCAGTATTGGCAATTCCGGTTATACCGCCAGATGCTGATGTTGTAAGTACAGTAATATTAACATCGTTAACTGATAAATTAACAGTACCTGTTCCAGATAATGCTACTCCGTTGTAAGTAAATGATGTACCTACAGTATTTGCACTTGCGCCGCTTGTAATAAAATTTGTATTGCCAACTGTAACAATAGTATAAACTAAACCATTAGTTAATGCAGTTGCAGAGGTAGTTGGTGCACCAACAGTAGCGCCAACTATTCTTAGAGTATCACCGCTTGAATAGCTACTACCACTGTAACTATTTAAAACTGTATATTTTCCATTGCTTGCGGCACTTACTGTAAATGTTGCACCAGTTCCGGCACTTGAGACGTTAGTAGCTGTTAGATAAGTGTATGTACCAGTAGTACCGGTTATACCAAACTGATTAGTTGATGTATTAATAGTTGAGCCAACTGCATAATATTTTTGCCCGGTATTAACTCCACCAAATCCAGTATAAGTTGTACCTATCGCACTTAGAATATTTGGAGCGGCAAACATAACAGGCATTTGATCAGTTAGTTGACTAATATTGTTAGCTGTAAATGTATTTGTCACTGCATTACTAGAAGTTACAGTAGTGGTTATACTAACCGCAGGCTCTACAATAACTCCTCTTAATTCGTCACCAAAAATTGCTGTATTTGCTGGCACTGTAATTGGCAATGGTTCTGCATACGTGCCTGTTTTAACAAAGATAGTAATAGTTACACCGGTATTAGGTGCCGGTAATGCTTGTGTGCTTTGAGTTGATAATGCTGTAGTAATATATCCAACTAGTGTTGAAATAATACCTGTACTAGTAACACTTAGTTCGGCTGCCGTTAAGCCAGTTGTTTGATAAATGACCGGACTAATATTATTAAGAATTTGATAACTAGCTACCGGGCTTGGGGTTTGCTGACTTATTGCGGCATTTATTAAACTAAGCAATTGATTCAACATTGGAAGATAGTAAGGTACATCGGCTGCTACTGCACTATTATAAAATATAGTACTTTGATTAAATGCAAAGAAGCTTAATGCGGCTGCAATGGTCTGGCTATTACCTCCACGACCGAGATCATATGCTATCGCATCAATAATATAGCCGGCATCTCTTGAGGCTTTGATTGGATCTAATGTATAACCTGAATACAAATAATTGTATGATCCGTTAGAATTATTAATCTGATAATTTGTCCATTGGATCATTTCAGCTAGGATCCAAGATTTATTAGCAACAAGCAAAGCTACGCTATATGGATTTTGTGTGCCATTAGATACATAGTTACATGCATAGGCAATTGATTTAAATGGTCTGTCCCAAGTACTACCATATCCTGCGGCGTTTTGTCCTGTAGATGAACATACATAGAAAACATTTGTAACTGTATTAATATTAGTCCATGTGGGAGTATTATTAGTGTCTCTTAGTACATAAGAAGTTGATCCAATCGGTAATGCTGTATATCCTAAAGTAGAACTAGAATAATATTCTAAATCACCTAACGTATTCATCGCATTTTTTCTAGCATGGGTAACATATATTACCCAATAAGTATTGCTGGTATCTACATCAGGTCTATTATTAAGAATACTGTTTCCGCCTGAGTATTGTGCTGTGTGATTTTGTATACAAACATACGTTGTATTTTGCCATACTGCAATGTCGCCGATTGTGTAATTAGTTCCAATAATCCATGTTTTAGTCCATGCAGTACCTGGGATTAATAAATTCCAATAGGCATAATTTATACCAACAAAATTTAAATTTTGTCCGTCGACTAGAGTTGCTGTACTATCAGGAGATGCACTTAATATTACAGTTGTTCCAGATGCGCTGACAACTGTTTGTCCTTGCGAAAATCCTGTGCCGATAACATACATTCCAGGAGTTATTCCAGAAATTGATCCAACTTTTAAAGTCGTTCCTGAACTTCCAGATGCTGTATAAGTAGTTGTTACACTAAAAGCCGCTGGATCTTGATTAATGTTATTAGCAGATACTGAATATAATCTACCATGTCTATGAACAATATCTCCAACTACGTAATTTGCATTTTTATCCCATTCTCCTAAAAAGGCAAATCCTTGTGTAAACAGTGTCCAGAAGCTTGGAGATGAGCTAGGTATATTACCACTGTTGTTAGTAGTTTTGCTAATGTAGGTATATCCGCCATACTCTATCGTATCACCTACTTGATAGGTTGTACCGTTACTCCATGGATTAGAAGGTGCATATTCTTGTCCAGGCAACCATAGTGACCAATTAGCAGGAGTGAATGAGCTGTCACTATTATATGTTGTACATTGATAAATGTTAGGACCTTGTTTTACAAGATCATTAACTTTATATCTTGTATTACTAGTCCAATTACCAGTATATGTTACACTACTATAGAATACTTTCCACGAACTTTGATTAGCTTCAAGCCCTAGTGCTGTTGTCGCGGCGCTAGTATGATTTGCTGTACATTGATATATAATGCCACCATATTTAACAACATCACCTATGCCGTAAACTGTATTAATAGTCCAACTAATATGCCAATTGGCGAATTGTGTGTATAATGCCCAATAGCTAGTTTGACTTGCAAATGCAGTAGAAGTATGTTGAGTAGTACAGTAATATATTTGTCCGCCAAATATGGCAATGTTACCTAAATTATAAAATGTTCCGTTAGTCCATGCGCCTGTAAATGTTTTGCCGTCAATGATTAAATTCCAATAAGGAGTACTTGCACCCGAAGGTGTTATATGATTTAAATCGTTGTAAAAATTTGAAGCATCGCTAGTGTTAGCAATTAAACAAACATAAGTTTTACCTTGGTAACTTACAATCGCGTCTTTGATATAGGTAGTATTAGGTGTCCACGGACCTAACCACGTAAAGCGTAATCTACCAATTTTAAATTCTGCTGCCATGTTATTCTTTTCCTATTAAGTTGCTGACACTGTCTGCAACGCAGTATATGTGTATGGTTGGTTAATTCTTACAACTAATTGTCCTTGATTATCGATATAATAATAACAATTTTTACTATCCCATCGATATTGATCAAATACTAAATTTGGATATGGTCGAGTATGAGTAACTGCATTACGTCCATCAAAATAATCAACACCGTATTCAAAATTTTCAAAGTTATTAGCACTTGAGCCAGCTACATTTACTTGTATAGATGCTGAGCTTGTTATTTGATCAACTTTATAAAAATAAAGTGTGCCATCATCTTGTCGTTGTAAGCCGTAGAAGTATCTAGGATTGCCTTCACCTAATAAATCATTTGAATTGTATTCGTTACCAACATAATATGTCATAATATATCCTTAGCTTATCTCAACATAACTTAGCACAACATCCATTGTACTAGCTTGATTGGACCAAAGTAGTACACTTGTACTAGGGCCTAGAACTAATCTTTCACCGCCGTTAATAATTCTTGCACTTGTATTTGGCGGTATTACAATATTTTGTATAAAATAAGCCGCAGTGTTAGCAATGGTATCTTGCAACTGAACACTTGCTACAATGATGCTACCGGTAGTGTTTGATAAACTTAGACCAATTACTGTTGTAGTTGCACTTGAACTACTGATTAATACGCAAGGTGTAATAGTACCAGCAGTAGTCATAGTACCAGTACCTGTGCTAGCAAAAACTACTTGACTTGCAGTAGCACTAATAACATAAAATGTTCCATTATAAGTTGTTGGTACCATGCCAGATACACTAATATAACTACCTACTTGATATGGAGTAGCAATCTGAGTAGCAAATGTTAGTGTAGATGTGTTTAGTGTATAGGTTAATCCAGTTGGAGTGCCTGTTGTTGTTACAACACCGGTGCCGCCTTGAGTAGTTGATAATGTAAATGTTGTTGATCCGTTGGTTGCAATAATATAATAAGTTGTAGGATTGGTATAACCTGTAATAGTTACACCGCCCAATGTTCCACTAATTACTACAGATTGCCCTACAGCTAAATTACTATTGCTTGTGCATTGAAATTGTCCGCCAATGCCTGTGACAGTTACTCCACTAAGTGTAGTACTAGTTCCGGATGCCGCAGTTGGAGTTATCTGTGTGCCCACTCCTGCTAATAATTTATTTTTAAATACGGTTGTCATTGATTATCCTAAAGTCAGTGCTGTTTGTACACCAATATCTTGTGCTGTACTTGAAGTTACACCACTACTGGTTCCTGCAACACTTCCCCATGTTGTTCCATTATATACTTCAACATATCCTGCATCGGTGTTAAATCGAATCATACCAGTAGTTTCGTATTGAGTAGCTGGACGATTTGAGCTGTTACCAACAGGAATTACAACACCGTAAGTTCCTGTAAATTGAAAATATCCGCTACCTGTGTTTACAAACTGTGTTACAGAATTACTAACTGTATTGGTTAGTGTATTAGTAGTAAATCTTAAATTACCTAATACAACACCTGCAGTACCTGTGGTATTAAAAACAATATCGGTGTTGGAATTAATAGCACTGATTGAATTACCAGTTAGCGTTAGTCCGCTAGTATTTGCAGTTGTAGCATTTACTGTAGTGGCATTTACTGTAGTAGAAGTTAGTGTATTTGAATATACTGTTGCCCATTGTAAACTATTTGAACCTAATGTATATGTATTTGTCACTGATGGCAAAATATTACTGTTAACTTCACCAGTAAATGTAATAGTATCATTACTAGCGGCACCTAATTGAATATTTCCGTCAGCTGTAATATTACCAGTAGCATGTAAGTTACCTGTTACTAAAACATTATTGTTTAAATTAATTACACCTGTGCCGTTAGCATTAATGTTAACAGCACCGTTTGCGTTTGTTGAACTTAGAGTATTTCCAGTTAGGCTTAAATTTCCAACTAGTGCAGTACCTTGATAGACAGTTGCATTTGTTCCCTGAGGACTAAATGTAATTGTTGAGTCGTTAGTTGAAATTGTGCTACCTGAAAAGGTTAGCAATCCTAGTGTTGCTGATCCACTAGTGTATAAATTTGTTGTTCGGGTAGTTCCATTAACTGAAAGATCGTTCGTTGGACTAGAAGTATTAATACCCACTCGGCTATTAACAACATCTAAATAGAGAAGGTTCGTCTCGAAGGCTAAATTTTGCCCATTACGGAGCAAATTATCCTTTAAGAGCGGACCGGAAATTCGACCAACAGCCATGAGCTCTCCTTGTACCCCCGTGTTTCACGGATAACCACCTTTTCATCCCTTGTTGTAAGGGCTCTTTGCGGGTTTACCACAGTCGGATATCGTAATGCTTGGTCAAGCACTACAGTATTAGTATTTAGCTGTTTTGATTTTTAAGGGTTGATTACCCTAAAATTAAGTCCCAAGCCCACATAACATCGTTGACTTGATTTTGAGTTAGTACCGCTGAAGTACCTCCTACTGGATTCCAACTTGTTCCATTATAAACTTCACTGTATCCTAGTGTTGAATTATAACGCAACTGTCCTTGTACAGGACTTGGTGGGTAATTACTGCTAGTTCCTGCTGGAAATACAACACCGTTATTACCGGTAAACTGCATGTAACCATTATTAATATTATTAAATGTTACTATAGCTGAAGGAAATGTTATAGTGTTTGCAGTATTAAAATAATAGCTACCATCAAAGTTAACAGCACCCGTTCCAGATGTTATAAAACTAATGTCATTGCCTGCACTGTTGGCAATAGTATTTGTAGTTAAAGCAATATTGCCGCCATTAAGTGTTGTAGCATTTAGGATTGTATTAGCAGTAGAACCAAATGTAGTTGCTGAATAAGTGTTTGTATAGATATTATTCCATAATAAACTATTTGATCCCAAGTTATAAGTATAAGTTGTGCTAGGTAAAATATTGCTATTAACGTCGGCACTAAATGTAATAAGATCCGTAACTTGATCACCAAGTGTAACATTTCCATCCCAGGTAATATTACCTGTAGCATGTAAACCACCATTTACTGTAACTTGTACACTACCGTTACCGTTAGTAAAGTTAATACTGCCTGTGCCGTTAGGTGTAATATTGATACTGTCATTTAGAACAGTGTCGCTAAGTGTATTACCATAGGCATATAAATTGCTAGTGCTTAATCCGGGAGTTGAAATATATGCTGTTCCAGCAAGTGCGCTGGGAGCAATAGTTACAGTTGTTAGTACTTGTTGAATAGTACTACCGCTGACTACAAAGTTTCCAATATCTGCTGTTGTATCAACTATTAAGTTAACTGAATCAATGGCATTGGGAGTGTATAAATCGTTAACAGGTGCATTATTATTAGCACCGATACGTTTATTAACTACGTCAACATATAAAACTTTGTTGTCAAATGCTAGGTTTGATCCATTACGTAGTAAATTATTTGCTAGTAATGGGCCGCCTATTCTACCTTGTTGGACGGACATTGCGACCCTCCTTAGGCGTCAAAACCTAATAGTGCTGTAACTACTTTACCTAATGGAACAGGGCTAGTAAATTGTAAATAGTTACCTGTGTAAGTAACTGAAGGTTCAGTGATTGTCACTGAGGTAGTGGCAGTTATACTAGAAGTTATAGTATTTTTGCTAAGTCCAATATTTAACAATGCATCAGTATTAGGATCTGTTTGATAACTTAATACACAAGTTGGTAGTGTAAATGTTAATCCGCTTGGACTTCCTGCTGTAGTTGTTATTCCTGTTGTTGCTCCAGGAAATGCACCTAGAGTAAATGTAGTTGAACTATTGGTTGTAATAATATAATATGTTCCATTAGCCACTGAACCTGAACCAATATTAGATCCTGTGATTGTAACTGCTTGGTTAACAGCTAGGGTAGTTGATGAACAACTGAACGCACCTGCATTACTTGTAATTGTTACACCCGACAATGTAGTCGATGACGGTATCTGAGCAGGTCCACTTACTACTGCACCTAAAATATTAACTGCTGGATAAACTGCTGTTGTACTAGAAATTGTTCCTGCGGTTATCATTGATCCAGTAGCTGGACTTGTGTAACTTACGCTTGATGTTGTTGGGGCTGGACTTGCTAGTACAGTAAATTTACCATTGTAGGCACTTGGTGAAAATCCTGCAACAACGATTGTATCGCCTGCGGCAAATGGTACTCCAGATTGTGTAGCAAATGTCAATGTAGCTGTTTGTCCTTGAGCTTGCATACTTACACTAGCAGTAGATTGGCTGATACTTACTGTGTAACTTGTACCAGTTAAACTGCCTGGGCTACCACTTGTATAACTTGCCACTGATTGACTTTGACTTAGAGTGTATGTACCTACACCGCCTGTACCAGTTCCAAATGCACTGATATAACTTCCAGCTGTCATGTTGCCGCCAGTTATTATCATACCCAATGCAATAGCACTTGATGTCACTGCGGTAACGTTGAGTGTTGTTGAACTTGATGTTGTATAACCAGTAAATGCCGCTGAGTTTACAGCTACAATAGTTGTTCCAGCTGTTGCGCCACTAGTAATTGTTTGTCCGCTTATTGGAGCACTACCACTTTGTACTGTTAGTGTTGTTCCAGCTGTACCCGATGGTGCTGATCCATTTGAAATAAAACCAGTAAATGATGTAGTTCCACTAGAGCTTGTACCAGTTCCTAATAAACTTGTGCTAAAATATAATGTAGAAGAACCAACTGTAGCTGTTTGACTAACTGTAGGTGTGTATGTTTCTCCTGGAACTGATTGTCCGTTTACTACGGTATAGTTATATCCATTCAGTTGAAGCACGTTTTCAACAACTACTAACACGTTCTGTCCACCATACTGTCCGGCAGCGGCACCGCCTGATTGTGGAATATCGCTTGAATAATTAAGTTGATTCGGTGCGTATGCCGAATTCAAAGGACCAAACATTGTGTTTGAACCATCTCCTGCACCTAAGTTTTGTTGGATAATTGCTGTAGGTTCTTTGAAACGTAAACTTCTCCAGTTGGCTGTTCCACCTCCCGTTGACCCTTGATATACTTCAACTTCATTAGTTTGAGTATTGTATCGCATAGCACCTAAATATGTGCCGTTGCGTTGTGCAGTAGTACCGTTAGGCAATACAAGACTTCCAAGTCCTGTTGGGCTTACGAACACATTATTATTTGATGTATCTGAATACAGAGTAGTATCAAATATTGCTCGACGACTAAGTGTTTGTTGTTTAAGGTATCTCATTATACTGGTAGTGTGCTTACGACAATTGACAATGCAGTTGATGATGTTTTTGCACTAACATAAATTGCATCACCTGATCCTAATACTAATTTTTCTTGATCTAAACTTACAGTTTCACCTGCTGGTACTGCTAGCTGATATACTATGATGTTAGTATTACTATTTGAAAATCCGCTAGGAACTGCCCAAATAGATATGTTATCCAATGCTCCTGAATAATTGCAAATCATCATAGAAGTAATAGCATTACCTGTACTAGGAGCTGTTACTGTTGGTAATGAAAGTGCTGTTGGTGTAGTTGTGACTGCGTATGCTGTTAATGCCATGTTCTTTCCTTATAGTAAAATACTTAGCAGTACTGCTCTGTTTCTACTTATTAATTCATCTGGTGTTGTACTTGCAGAATTTACAAAGTATATACCAGTTTTTCCCGGACCATATGTAACAGTTCCTGATCCGCCAGTTGTGCCATATGAATATATTTTAGTTGCTCCGCCTGTTGCAGATGCACTCGATGTTTGATTGTCTAACTGAGTGTACGCATTAATTTCTACTGCACCTGAACTTGATGTTAATTTTAAATTAGTTGAACCACCGGAAATGTCATTAATAGTATCACCGTAGATACGAACACTACCTACTGTTAAACTTCCGTTGGCACTAGTAGTAGTTCCACTAGAAGTAGTTCCTGTTACTGCGGCAAAATATCCAATTGGATTAGTGATAACTGGATTGTTAACATTAAATTGTAATTGTCCAGTAGCAGGTGTTGTACCACTAGCTGTTATGCTGGCAAATATACCAACTGTAAATGTTAAACCAGTAGTTGTTCCTGCGGTAGTAGTTATTGCTACACTACCTAAAGTTTGTAGTGTGAATGTACTGTATCCGTTAGTAGCTGAAATTTTATATGTAGTTGGATTTGAATATCCAGTAATAGATCCAGTTCCAGATCCAGTTCCACTAACTGTAATTTGCATGCCGACAAATAAAATTGTACTGCTACATGAAAACTGTCCGGCTATTCCAGTAATTAGTACGTTTGAAATTGTTGAACTATTTGGATATTGTACTGTGTTCACAATAGCTTGTCCAATACCTGATCCTGCATAGGTACTAGCAACATAGTTATTTAAATATTGAATATTTGGTATATGCCAAGTACTTAAACCTAGATTTGCATATGATTGTGCGCTAGTTGCCAGTGTATTAGTTGCACCGTCATAAACTGCGCCTGAGTTAACAATAGCAAGTGCATGTGATCCGCCTTGCAGATCAAAACTTAAATCAGCATTAGTATCACTGCTAATTGTTCTTAATTGTAATGCATTTAAAACTTGTGTACCATCTGTGATACCAGTTCTTAATACAAATGTTCCTCGCCCTGTTGGAGGATTTGATGTTCCACTTTCGCCTGGAACTGATGCGTCATAAAATTTAAGATTCTCGTTGTAGATTAATTGTGCTGCCGCTGCCGCACCTCTATCAATTTGAAATCCAGCTTCGTAAGGTGAAGTTGTAATACCGTTTGCTGTGGCCGCTGAGCCAGAAGCTTTGTTGATTTCAAAAATTATATCAGTAACTTGTGTAGTTGTTGATTCAATTTGTGTAGTAGTACCTATAACATCTAAGTTTCCATACACTGTAATTTTACCAGTTGCACCGGCACCTCTACCTGCGGCTGTACCTGTGGTGTCAAATATAATGTTACCACCTGCTTTTACCTGTAGACTATAGTCGCCGTTACTAACTTTTACAATTTTTGACATCTGTTATCCTGTAAGGTTAATGGGAGGAGTTGCCTCCCCCCAAATTAACTATTAAGCGTTATCTAGTGTTACTGAAACGTTAGCGGTCGGAGTTGTTAAATTCCATTGTGCCGCTTGTCCAGTAGTCCATTGTGTACCTGAAATTGGAGTTAAGTATGCCTTACGGTTTGTTAACTTAGATACAGCATAGACACCACCAGCACTGTCAGTAGCAATGATTGCCATCTGTCCAGCTGATAAACTGCTTTCACTAACTGCTGTTAGCTTGCACAATGTACCTGGGTATGTACCACCTTGTTGGATAACACGGTATGTACGTGAACCTTCTTGCTTGATGATATCACAATCAGTGTACAATGTTCCACCAATGTTAGCGTTAGCAATAATCTGCTCGTAACGTCCTGTGTAGCCACTTGTTACTTGAGCAGCCAATGTAGCTGTAGCTGTAGCTGAACCAGAACTTACTGTTACAACTGGAGTATAACCAGCGATTGTAACTGAATCGCTAACTGTGTATGTAAATGTCAAACTACCAAATCCGTTACCAGCAACGATTGTCAATGCACTTGTTCCTGCAATAGCATTTGCTTGGGTTGCATATAGTGAACCGCCAGTAGTTGTTACTGTTCCACCGATGTAATATACTGTACCAACTGTTGGAACTGAT